ACTCCTTCATATATGCCTAACCAGCTCAGGTTGATCTAACAAAGAGGGTCTTACCAAGGCCCTCTTTCTTTTTATAGCCGTTTTTTGTTTAACACTTTGTGTATACAAAAAATAACATGTAAATTGCCATATGCAAAGCAATAAACAGGATAAAGACCAAATAAACAGAAACAAATCCTTAAACTTAAAGCAAAACAGTAGAAGGTATATCCCGTGCTTGTTAGGTAAAGTTTAAGGTAAGTAAACTTTGTTTCCTAACAAGGTAAGCATGTTTGTAATCTGTGAATGAAAAGTATTCGTTTTGATTAAAATAGTCTTTATACTAAGAGTTAACTTTTTGTAAGTGGAACTGAAGTCGGTTTACAGCTACACCTAAGCTGGGCTGTTACACACAGCATCATCCTGACACTGCTACGCCTCAAGACCGGTCATTATATACCCGAACCGATTCGATTATAGTTTATAAGTAACAAAGAAATAAATCTTTGCTTACAACAACGGAGTTATTATGAGAACACAAAAGCAAGTAGTGGTTGACTTTGTAATGGCCATCATGGGTAAAGCTTATGATTCTAAGCAAGACTGTGGTGAGTGGTTCAAAGCAAGACCAGAGCAGAAGAAAGAGTTATCTGAGAAGGTTATTGGTGCTTTCACTAGCGGCGAGTGCGAGCTCAAAGCTGAGCAGAAGAACCTCAGTACCTATGTAAGTGGCTTAATTTCTAACCACCTGCGTAAAGCAAAAGAACTAAATGGTGGAGTTCAGTACAAGCCAACTAACCCAGGATCAAGGTCTGGACAGCAAGACCCACAGATCAAAGAAGCACGTAAGCTAGCTAAGACCTTTGAAGAAGGATCTAAGCAGTATACACAGATCATGAGCTTCATATCTGGTCGTCAGGCTGAGATCAAAGCTGAGAAAGCCAAGGTTAGCATCGACGTTGAGAGTCTACCTGAAGAGTTGAGAGACCTAGTAGGATAATTGTTAAACGTAGCACGTAACAAGAGGAGAGTCACCAACTCTCCTCTTTTTCTCCAGTTGTCCTAGCCCCTTTTGAGCAAAAGCCCTTGAAATTACGTACGAGATCTAGCATCACTAACCAGTTTGAGTTGCGTCAAATTGCGCAATCCCCTGTATTTTTGCAACTATTTGGTTAAAGTGACGTGTATTTTCCCCTTCACAGGATAAATATGTAACTATTCGGTTGTAGTTTGGTTCACCTGCAATCAGGATCCTGTTATCAGCATACTAACTAGTTGGAGTGTTATCCATGGGATAAATTACCCGGGATGTGTGCAACTAACTAGTTACAGTTTTATAGCCGACTGCATAAAGGTAGTGATATGCATGGCTTAGACCCCTGCTGACACTGCTACGCTGAGGAGCTTGTGCGGGCTTCGTGTGGCTCCGTGTCGGCCCGGCGTGTTACCTTATTCGTGACTCAGTGGGCCACAGTGGGCGTCGCCCCGCTCTGGTCTCCAGTAAGTTATGAGTTGAGATAACAATAGCTTACGTGTAGTTTTAGGTAATAGTTATAACAGCTTATAGTATCCTTTAGGTCTCTCCCTACACTCTATTGTTAGCTTCTAGGGACCGTTTATTGGTAAGGTATTAGTTTAGTATATTGGCTTTGTGTTATAGGGAATAGTTTAGTAGTAGTTAGGTATAGGTAGCTGTTTTATTAGGTGATAGTTGTAAGTAGTGGGTCTATGTCTCTTTCTACTATCATCTTCTGTAGTGGCTTTAGTATTCCATATAAGAGTCCTTGCTTCTCCTCCTCATCAAAAGTTAGTATAAAGTCTTTTTCTTCTTGTGTGAGGAGAGAGTATAAGGTGCTGATGTCTGCTACATACCTTATACCAACTGGAGAATTACTTGGGTCCTTTTTAAGAGATGTGCTTTTGTTCACCTTGATGTTGATGCTCTTAGGTACTTTGTCTGTCATTTGGATGCTAGGATATACTTCTTAGTGTATTCATATACGACATCTTTTGACTTCTTTTTTACTGGTATATGTGGGATGGGTTTAGGCTTGCAACCGCCGCATCGGCACTTATGTGTTGTGTACATTGTATTTCCTATTTCCACCGTGCTTTGCCTTACCGTTAGCTTTTAAAGTAGGTAAGAGATGAGGGTAGTCTCTGGTTATTACTGCTGTGACGGTTGGTCGTGATATGTCGAGGGTGTTGGCTATTTGAGATGCAGACATCTTTTTGGCTAGTAGTGTTAATAAGTGGTGCTCAGGTATATATTGCTTCTCCATTATGCACCTCCAGTAAGATTAAGTCCATTTCATCTTTAATAGCATCCCTTATCTTCTTGTACTTATCATCAAAGGTAAATCTGCTTAATGGTTTATTATCTGTTGATAATATATATTCCTTCTCTTCATCTGTTAATAAAGCTACAGCTGTAGGAATGTCATATTGTGGCCGGAGACCATAAAGTTCAGATATGTAAGCAGTAGAGTTGAGCTTCTTCTCTATTGATGTACTTAAGCATCTTCTCTTATCTGCTTGCTTGCTTAATACGCTGTTTATTGCATCCATTCTATATTCTTGGGGAACTTATCTGCTGGGAAGAAGTGCAGACCTGGAGTACATGAACCACCAAGTGAGCTGAACTTATCTGGCTTGGTAACTTTCCCTACCTCGTATACTGTTTTCTTCCAAACTGCTCCCACTGCCTTAGGGTGATGGGTTATCTTGTTCTTTGTATCATCCTCTATTATAGTGAAGCTAATTGGTATTTTCCCAAAAAGAGGGTTGAATAGTCCATTACTACTAGGGTTGCTTATCCTTGTTATGTAGTTGATGGTCCATCACGATAACTATGTTTACCCACGTAACAAAGTAGTCTCTTCACTTGTTGCCCTTTTATTCCAATGTTCAATTACATCGTCAAGATAAATCCCTTTGATTCCATCAAAAACAAAACCAAGGCATTCACACTCATCACACCACACCATGGCAGCACCATAGGCGAGGTTGGTCTTTGGTTTGCTACCACAAAAAGGGCACGGTCTTGGTACAGGTATGTCTTTACTCATTTTATTTCCCCAGTAATAATTGTTCTATTTCTAACTCTTCTATTGGTTCTTTCAATCTGCGAAGTATACGTGAATACCTCGTTTGTCTAGGATAATCTTGTGTAATTATCAAATCTATCTCATCTCTAGTAAATGCACGATAAAGTGCATCGTAGCGATCATCTGCCTTCTTAGGGTAAGCTTGATATTTATTAAATATTGAATTTATAAGCTTTGCTCTATTTATTATCTTCATATAATTATTATACAATGTGTTAAATTACGATAGTGCGACTGTTCGCCGATTCGATTAGTAAGTGGAGATTAATATAAACAGGAGTTTAATATGAAGGTTAGAAGAGAAGTTTGGTTTATTTTTAAAGAAGATAAATACTTAACAGTAAATGACACTTGGAGTCATGATAAAGCAGATGCTAGGATCATGAGTGAAGAGGCAAGTGATACATGTGGTGACTTTGATGGCGGATGTGGGAGTATGGTCATAGAGGAGGAGATATGGTAAAGATAATAGTAGATATGACAGAGGTGAGTGAGGCATTTGGTGAAGAGACTAGTTACTTTGCAGGTATGGCAAGAGTTGATGACCATAATATTATATGTGATGGTTGTACAGATAGGACAGAAAGTCCAAGTGAACGAGTCATATGGTATTTAGATAGCATACTATCAGATGAGTACAATGATGAATTTGTAGATGAAGTATTTGAGTGTGGTAAGAGGTACGAGATAACCTTAGGTGTAGGGATCAAAGAAGTCAGAGACAACGTTGTTAAAATCAACATAGAGATCAAGGGAAACATCACTGATGAGCGTTTATACAAGCTTCTTGGTGATATTGATGCACAATTGTCGGAAGACGACGAGAAGCAATCCTGGAGCTCCGAGGGATATACTCTAGAGTGTGACAGGGTAGATTGGAAGTAAGTTTAATATGCTATCGCCTCATCTACATCGAAGAAGAAATGGATCCCACCAGCACACTGTTGTTGCCGTTTGCTGAATTTATTTGGCTTTATAACCTCGTCCACTACATACTTAATACCATGGTAATACTTACCATAGTGATTTATCATTTTCTTGTCAACCATACATTTTATATTTGAGTTATTCCACATACCTGATATACTATAGAACGTCAATGGTATCATCATATCTGCCCTGCACTTACCACTCTTTCTTCCATAGTATGTAGCGCCTTCTGGCAGTAACATCTCGAGTATATATTCTTTTTTACTTCGCCTGTCCCTCACTTTCTTGTAAACTATAGTATCCTTGTTGATCCTCTTAAATGTCCCTCTTTTATACGCCATACCCAACCCCTAATCCAAGTGATAACTCTAGGTTTATCCGCTTTATGTCTTGCGAATCACAGATGGCAACTAATAATTCTTCATTTGAAAGATCATCCATGTTAACTCCAACTAGTTTGTTTCAAATCGTCCTTCGTAATCGTTTTATTTTTGGACTTTAAACTTAAATAATAAACCATCCATTTATATATTATACTAAATTAAATTTGTTGATTGTTCGATGGTCTAAGCTGCTTCATGTTCAAGTGAATTCTATCACATGCTGGACACTCGTGCTCGTCTTTGATCTCTCTAGTAGGATGGTTATGCTTTAGTGCATCATATCTATCATCTAGTATCTTCTTGTACTCTGGAGATATGGTTCCGTCTCTCTTCAATGCTCTGTACTCACTCATTAATGATAGTACTTCAATTGTTTGTTGTTTGTTTAACATCTTTTACTCCTAGTATATTGGTGTGTATGAGTTACACTTTATATTCCTGCATATATCACAGCACCTGTTATGCTTACCATATGCTACTATAGTCTTACCACACTTGAGACACTCTCGCCTATATCTATCTATGTTTAGACCACACACAAAAACAGTATCTATCTTACAGTTGTTGAGTATCATGTGCTCATCATCTGTGTCACCGGTGGCAAAGAACTCCAGCAGCTGTGTGTCCGTCATGGCTCTCTTACCTGATGCGAGTATTATATGTGGTTCGTCATAGTCCTCTGGCACCTCAATCGTATACACTATTTCCTCTACTAGCTGTGGCATCTCTGATGATACGACCTTACGACCGGAGTTCATCCACTTCTCTTTCATGTGCATTATATGATCTTCGTATGTCCTCACTTCACTTTCTCCTTGTGTTATGTTACATATCTTCTTCTTAACTCTCAATCCCCTTTCATCTCTTCCTTTATAGTTAATGCCGCTTCATATATACCCCTTCCACAAAAGAATATTATAAAAAACGGCGCTACTAAAACAGCTTTAGCAACCTTGATTAATTTTCCCATCTCACTCCCCCTCTTTTAATTCTTCGCTGAGAACTAAAGTCGTCGGTTCATACTTATCTTTTAGCTTGTCATAATCATTCATCCATTCGGTCGCCACTTTTTCCAGCTCTTTGTTTTGAGCTAACAAGAAGTCACTGTTTCTTTCGCATCTATCGAGTTGTTTTTGGAGGGAGTTGATTTTGTTTTCTAAATCATAACATTCTCTGTCCACCCTCTCCTTTATCTCTAGGATTAATATGTGATCGTGCAAACCTGTCTGCATCCAGTATATGCATTTAGGCTTATGTGAGTAATAGCTTCCGCAATGTTTGCATGGTATATCTCCCATCATCTCACTCCCCCTCTTTTATAGCTTCGATTTTTCCCAAGGTTTCTGCTGCAAGCTTTGATACTTCAATAATATTTTTCATCGTATAAACCTTACTGCCGCTTAATGTCCTCTCACTCTTTACATGGTAGATATGCTGCGGATCAGAGTATATGATTAATGCTCCTTTCAATATCTCATTTTGTTTTTGGAGGGTGTTGATTTTGTTTTGTTGAAATTCTTCGAAAGCATCTAATCCTTTTCTTAACAATATTAAATAAGATGCAAAAAGTTCTGGCCCTAGCTCTTTAATTTCTGGGACTTGTTCTATCATTTGTCTTTCAATGCTTTGCTTTGCTTCATTATTTGTCATCTCTATCCTTTTATCTGTCCTTTATACTTGCCATATATAGAGTCTAGTCTATTCCACATATCATCAGCGATACCTGGAGTCCTCAGTGCTTCTTCAAACTTCAGTGCCTCTTTACAGTACATGTTAAATAATCCTGTATCCTTAGCTGTTGAGCACTCTGTTACGTTGGCAATCCTATCTGCTAGCTTAAGGTGAACACCATAAGGATGAGATAGTATCTTTGGGTATGTCTTCTCTTTTTTCTCTTTGCGATTCTCGCCTTCACAATCAGTGACTGCATAGACAAGTGTTGTTACCTCATAGCCAAACTCAGCACATATTTGATCAGCATGCACATCAGTGTCCTCAATTATGTCATGCAGGAATGCCGCAGCCACAACATACTCTGGCAAGCCAAACTCATCGCATACCTCAGCGACTTCAGTGAGATGATAGATATAAGGATGAGCACCGTACATCTGACCCCAATGAGCTATTATTGCTAATTCTCTAGCCTTGTTAATAGCTTTATTGTTTAACGTTGTAGATGTGTAATCCATTTTGTATCTCCCTCTGCGCTTAATCGCACGTGTTATATCTTGTTCTGATAATATCACCTTCACTTGTCACACCCTTCTTGACCCAAGAATAAACCGTTGTTAAGCATACATCATAATGCTTAGCTATATCTGTATACGTCTCAAATCTTTTACCTGTAATAGTATAGTATTTATTATAGCTCTTACTAAAGTCCATCAGTGTACCATCCATGCAGCTTCATCTTATCTATTAACTCTTTATTACTAGCATCATTTATAAAACCAGATATACATTTCACTTGCTGAAATGATGGGTTGATAGTATACAGTGGTGACTTTATAATTGGCTCATCAATTTGTTTATATAGCTTCTCTAATAGTTGCTCAGCTATTCGCAACCTCTCTTTAAGTCTGTCGTATTCAGGGTATATAACCTTTGTAACTACACCTGATTGCTCTTTAACTGTTATCCCATTCTTTGCTACTTCTTTAGCAGCTTCACCATATGTTGTTGGCTTATCAAATACAGCATAACAATCAGTCAGACCACCATCTTCAAAAGTAAAAACGTATTTATCTTTCATAATATTATTCTCTTATATTGATTATACAAAACACAATTTTGTGATTGTTTGAATAGTTACTCCTACCGATTCGATAATGAGTTGGAGAATAATATAAACAGGAGTTTATTATGATTGAATGCGAAGTAAATCATATCTGGCGTAAGCATGATAAAAATCGTTTAGGATATAACAATATAGAGCGATGTTGCAAGTGCAACTTAAAAAGAAAGATACCAGCAGAAGGAATTATACGTCAGTTTGCAGCAAGATTTGAGGATATAGACTCGTCTATGATAAGAATGATACTTCTTATTCAGCAAGTTCAAGAGCTTCACCCTGAGATGACACTAGAAGACTTTAGAAATGATCTTCTGAAGGCATGTAAGGATGAGTGAGTATATAGTTCAACCTCATATCCCTGGTGTTTACAACGTCCACAAATTTGAAGACGGAAGTGATATTCCATCTACTACTTATAAAGTTGTTATGGGAAAGAAACCCAACTGCAACTGTCCAGCTGGAACATATAGAGGTTGGTGCAAGCACATCGACTACGTACGGACTTATAGAAAACGAGAGGTGCTAGAGAAAGATGAGTTGATGGTGGCATTTGATGATGGAAAGTAAACCAGACTTCAGTTTTGTCTGTCGATTTACAACAGGTTATCTACAAGAGCTGTTGCATGTGATGTATGGATGGAAGATAAAAAACTAAGAGTAATAAGCTTCAATGATGGTGTATGTGTGTTTGAACTTGAAGAGCGCGATAACTATTTAGCAAGAAAGCTGTTATCAACAAGCGGTTCCCTTAAGTTTAATAAAGAAAATAGTGACATATTAAAAGATAGTTTACAAAAAATATATGAAGAATGGAAAATAGAACAATTGCTTTTAGGTTAAATAGTACACCCTATACTCATGACAGCTAAGTAGACCCCATACCAGAATGCAGCACCCATTATCATTATAGTAATCCAAGCAATTGCTTTTAGCTTACGATCGTTCATTTTAAAATCTCCTCTACTTTCTTTTCTAGTTTATGCTTGTCACATACTAATTTTAAATCTTGAATATACATACAATCACATTGCCATTCCTTAACAAAGCCCATTGCCTCTTTCATAGCAAGTTTCAACGTCTTGTTTTCTGCTTCAAGTCTTATAACCATTTCAATGGCACTCTCTTGTGCTTTATTTATATCGGGATAAGTGAACTCTTGACAACCACAATTACCAGTCGATTCTATTTCCTTGAAACATAAATTACATTTCATTTTCATTTTCCCATGTATGTTCAGCTTCGTCCTTCCAGTAAACCTTATTGTCAATCTTCCAAGCTGGAGGAAGCATGCCTTCTTTTTCTATGACCTCAAGTATCTCATTAGCCATGTCATCTATCCACATGCAACTCTTCTGTACGACTCCATCCATCGCTAAAAAATCACCTATTGTGTCCACCATCTCAGATCTTTTCATGTTCTTCCCTCGTAACTTTGTCTATTACTTCTACAAACTTCTTAATCTTATCATACTTAGAGAACATACTCATAAGGGAGTAAGACATACTTTCTTTATCTTCTTTAGCTCGTCTTAACTCCCATTCGAGGTTTTCTACTTCTTGCTCTAAATCCTCACACCTTTGACAAAGTCCCTTTCTTATCTTTACCACCTCTAACAGTGAATCCAGATTCTTCATAGTATTTCACCAACTCCATCAAATGCTTGTTCTTCAGCACATACTCTTTGTACTTCTTAACTATTCCCAGCTTCTTCTTCTTGACATCGACACATATGCAAGCATCATTATTAGATGCTAATGTGTTCTTATACTTAATCCATACAATATCTATGTCTGAGTTATGCATCGCCACATGTGTCTTCATTGAGCTGTTGAGTTTACCGTCATCTGTTAGCCAAAAGTTGATCTGTTTTAATTCTGTTACTTTCTTTGTCATATTAACTCCATGATATTACGCACACCATCGTGCCTAATTTATATTATACTTAGACCGATTTGATTATATGTGGACAATAGTTTTTTATACTTTAGGAGTTGTAGAAAGATATGAATAAGATAACAAACATAGAAATGAGTTACATTAGAGATTTAATAAGAGATGAGATTAAAGACAAGAGTATGGTCTCATTTAGAGAGTTGTTTGGCAACAAGTCTAAATATCCAAGTTGGGAAGGAACACCGCTCATGCCTTTATATGAGCACTATGGTGAAGAAGTTGGTGCACAGATGGGTGGAAGAATACTAAAAGATATACTAATGAGAGAGCAGAAAAACCAATGGGAAAGTATAAAGCAAGCATTCTCTGGTAGAAAAGATGATAACGAAGTATTAGTTTATTTTAGGAGCTCACGATGACTAAGCGAAAAACAATAAACACATTTGAAATGCTAAGAAAGAGTAAAGGTTTATCTCAAACAGAAACATCTAGTTTATTAGGCATTGCACAAGGAACTGTATCTAAAATAGAGAATAATATCCTCATTCCAGATCTTAAACTGTTATGCAAGATGATAAAATCTGGCTTACTACCAAAGAGTAAAGTATGGCTATTTATTGATACTTACAATGAAGCATGATGACATCAGATAGTATAACAGCTGAAATATATGAAGAAGATATAGATGACAGTAAGTTATTAAAGTTAATAGAAGATTACAAGAGACACCGCATAATTAGTGATGAAGACTTAGTCTTTAGCTACAATGAGTTCTTACATGATAGGATCCTAGAAGTTGAAATATCATATGATTATACTCCTGGTTCTCCAGCTATTCCATACATGGCAAATGGTGATCCAGGTGAACCAGAAGAACCACCAGAAATAGATATTACATCTATTGTTATGCATACAGAAAATAAGAAGTTACGATATAGAGCTGCTATGGCTAGAAAGATAATACGCAAAAGATTGAAAAGAGTACTAATTAAGAAAGCACTCAAATTAGCATCTACATGTGATCAGATTGACATGGACAACTATCTCCTTTGGACTGATGAAGAGATAGTAGAGAAAGTATGGGACACCATGTGTCATAATTAAAACAGTATACATTTAAGTATATATCTCTGTTATATTTAAGATAGTTAACATCTTTAAAGCAGAGGTATAGCCATGATCAGAAAGATAATCCTATGGACCGATACTCACATCGGTGCTCCTCATCAACTAATCAAGAACACCGAAGAGATTGAGAAAGACTACTACCAATTCAAAGACAATCCTGAAGTACTTGTCATCTGTACCGGAGACATAATAGATAACAAGAATGTCCCCAAACACGATGCAGACATGTATGCCTTCATGAGAGACAGCTTGAAGAAGCTAATGCAAAAGTACTACATCTTCGGTAATCACGAGTGCGAACCACCTGAGACATACTACGAGCAAGAAGAAGGTGTAATGTGGATGCATTATCATGTCTATGACTGGTGTGATTCTTTTACCAATTCATGTGAAAAAGTCATTAAATGGGAAAATAAGAAAGAAGGACTTAAGCGGTGGAAGTATTTCGGTTATCGCTTTAAGCACCTCGTCATCAAGAGAGGTAAGCAGTGGAAACCATCAAAAGAAACTATTGCTGACATCGTTGCCTTTGCTAAGATGCATAACTGCCATACTATTGCATTTGGCCATACTCACAAGCTCTACGACCAGGTCCATGACGGAGTCAGGATCATCAACGGTGGTAGAGGTAGACACGTTTATACACTCGACTAATCATAAATAGTCCATATATGGATCTTTTTGATGCATATGTGTCCATATATGGACCACACCGACACTGCTACGCTTAAGAGCTCCTAGTATACTGTTCACCTAAACCTGCAACCGATTCGATTACACACTAGATAGTTTTATTTAATCTAGTTATATGAAGAGTCAATGGCGACAAATAACAGTACTAGAAGGAGTTAAAATGAATGTTAAAGACATTAATGTTAGTAGCATCTCTAAGTCAGAGAACTACAGAACAAGAAAAGGTGATCTAGCTGAGTTGATGCTATCAATCAAAGAGAATGGGTTACTTCAACCTATTGGTGTAAAGAAAGTAAAAGGCAATAATTATCAAATTGTATTTGGTAATAGAAGGCTTGCTGCTTATAAGAAACTAGGCAAGAAGATGATACCTTGTACCATCATAGATGATTCAAAGAGTAACGTAGTTTTAAATCTAATTGAGAATATTCAAAGAGAAGATGCATCATTATTTGAGGTTGGTAGAGCAATACATAAGCTTAAAAAAGAAGGTCTTAGCGAGAGTGAAATCATGGTTAGGTTATCTGTAACTAAGGGATATGTTAGATCGTCTATAGATACATTCAAAATGACTCCTATTAAATATAGAGACAAAGTTGTCAATATGGATAATATTAGAAAGTCAAACAAACAAGGTCTTATTCCTTCTACTGTAGCATCTATAATAAATAGAACATCACAAAGGCACAATCTAAAAAAGAAAGATATAGAGGAGTTTTACTCTCATGTATCTGCTAATGAGACATCAGCTCAAGATGCAACCGTCATTGTTAAAATGATGGGTAATGGATTATCTCTTAAAGAATCGCTTAAATCAAAAGATAAGGTGAAATGCTTTAGGGCTTCTATTGTAATGAAACAAGTAGAATATGATAGGTTACTTAATAAGTATGGTCGTAACTTTATTGACCATATTATATCTAAACAAAAATACGACAAAGTAAAGCCTATCAGCAATAAAACAAAAGGTAAAAGATAGTCAAAGTTATGATGAACTTAAATGATACAGTGGCATACTTGAGTAAGTATGCCACAATACGTAACTTCAATGTTAAGAAGCACACAAAAAAGATTACCTCAAGTATACTAAAAGAGGAGATCATAGCAGCTCGCATATTAGGTGAGATGTCTGGTGCTGAGAAACTGTTGAATGCCATCGTTGATAATAAAGATTGGGATCGCGGTGATATTGAAGCTGAACTTCATATTTATATCAAAGATTTGAATAACATGGTGTGTGAATACTTACACTCTAATAGGCTGCTTGAAGTAGATGATATATTAAAAGCATATAATTATATAGAAGAAGATAATGATGGTAAATAATAAAGAAACTCTTAACAGAGCAATGAGTAGAATAATTGAAGATAGAATACTACTAGAATGCAGTTTACCTGATTTATCACCTGATGAGATAGAGTTATACGGAAGACAATTATATGAAAGTAGAAAGCAAGATTTAGAGTGGCTTAAAGAAGAAATTGAGCTGTTAACGATATTAAGGAAGAGTTTGGATGACAAATGAGTGTTTTAAAGTGCAAATTGCAGATGAAACAGCAACCGTTAAAGTAATTGGTAAAAATAATTTTGTACTATATAGTAATAACGCTAAAATGTGTTTAAGAAAGAAAAGTAAAAAATGGGAAATGTGGGGTAAATATAATTTAGTATTTAATTGGGAGTTTAGACTTCAACTATTAGATGAATTAGTAGATATTGTTCCTAATACATACCAAGAGTATATGATTGAAAAGCATTTATTAGGGAGAAATGATTGTGAGTAAGCTAGAGATTAAGAAGGGTCATAGAGTAAAGAGACCTATTAGAGAGCCTGATTATTACTCTAAAAGAAATGTTGCTTATTGGTGGACACCTGAATGGGTAAGGGGAACTTCTAGCAGTAATGAAAAGTTTAGTAGAATAATTCCCAAGAAAATAAAGAGCAGAAGAAAAGATGGAGATGATAGTGTTGAGTTGTACATGCTATCTAAAGATGGCAATGCAACCTTTATAAGAGGTAGTATTCAATATGAGTTTGTCAGATGGCATGAGGATAATCAAATCGATTATATTCTGCTGGGTATGGATATAGATGATGTTTTACATACTAATTGGGAGTATGAAAAGATATGAATATAAATGAGATAAGGGAAGAGTACAAAACCCAAGACAACAGATGTACCGCATACCCTATATATGTAACGGTTCAGTCGTTGATATGTGCAGGTATAATGGATGAGTCTTACGGTTGCTATGGTGAGAGCAAGATCAAATATGAGTATGGTCATCCAGACTGGGATGAGGCACCGTTTAAGTCAAAAGATGATGCAGCTGAATGGGTTAGAGAATCTTTTGAAGCAGAAGACGCAGATGAAATTGCTGATCAGCTTAATAAGATAGTAGAATTTCCTATGTTATATATATGGACTGATGAGCAGGTATTCTTGACTATTAAGGGTGCTGAGGATTATATTGCTAGAAATAGGCATAACCTACAAGAGGTTAGAACTTATGTAAAACATTTCTCTGATCGCAATCTTGAGATGAGAGAAGTATTAAATAGTATAGATTTTAAGATAAAAGATTAATGTGGGGGTGAAAGGTTTCGACGGGGTTTAACAGAGAACTGAGTGCGTGTAGTGGTTGATCGGATGGCCACTTTAAAATCCGATCAAAAAATAAGTGCTGAAGAAGTATCTTACGACGCTTTCCAGGCTGCTGCTTAGGTAGTAGTTTGGGTCTGAGGTGTGTCACCACCAAGAAACAGAAGTGTGGCGCCATTCTTATGAAGTTTTGTTGCTATCTCTTCATAGGACCTCCTGGGTTTCTTAGCTTCCTTCCGTTCGCGGCCAAAAAGCTAAGTGGTGGAGGATATTTTGGCTGAGAAGTCAGGGTATCCCCAGTGCAATGATTGGGGCACTTAAAATCCAGACGCCATAGCAGAACTGCCGAACTGCTTATCAACAAAGAGGCTGTACCTTGTCTGTTAATGGGTAAACAGAATACACACGTAGACCTTTGCTTCAATGAAACTTCGGACCCGAGTTCAATTCTCGGCACCTCCACCATTTTATAAGGAATGCTATGAGTAAAGTAAAAATGCTAAAACTAATGTTTCCTGATGGTGAGGATTCAAGTGTTTGTGACAAGATAGCTAAGTATGCAGATACCATATCTAATTATAGATGCTCAAGTGGCGGATTTGAAGTAACTCGAATGCCAATTACAAAAGAAGATGAAGAAGAATTCGGAATGGAATTTAATGAAGAGATAATGTCATACTCATATGAATATAAAAAGGAAAACAAATGAGCCACTTTATATTAAAATGTTCAAAATGCGATAAAACTATATCTACATGTAGATGTCCTTCTCCTGATAAAACACTAAAATACGACACATGTGATGAGTGCAAAAACAGTAAGAAACCTATGAAGTTTAAAGACTTAATAGATAGATACATGGAGTTCTCAATAGAAACAAAAGAGAACCTATTAGACATGGAAGTAAGGGTCATGCAAGAACATACCAAATTTGGTGAGATTATACAAATAGAATCTGGCTTGCAAGACTTCACTGTATCGAGCAAGGGATACATTATACTCATTGGAGACGAACTGATATGAAATACAAGATTAACCTACATGCTCACACTAGGTACAGTGACGGAGCAAATACATTACAAGAGATGGTATTCGCATATAAACACATGGGATATTGTGCAGCTGTGCTCACCGATCACCACTACACCGGCAGTCCAGACCTTGCTAACTACTCAATGAACTTAGATGAATATTCAAGCGCATGTGAGAAAGCAGACAAAATATCTAAGCTACTAAACTATCCTGTAATAGTTGGATGTGAGTGGGGATTCTTCAGGTGTGAAGAGGTATTGTGTTTTGGTAGAAGTTTTATAACAGCATTATTAAGTCACACTGATGTGTCTATTGGAAAGTTCAAAGAGTTAAAAGACACCTTTGGTGGTGCATGCATTGTTGCTCATCCCATATTAAGCGAGAACAAATTTATAGAGATGGGTGGTCATAAAGTAGTCGACGGCTACGAGGGATACAACGGTGGTGGTGACATGTTCAATCCTGATTTTAGAAAGTTACCACCAGAGTTTAAAGACTTGAGGGCATATAGTAATTCAGATGCTCACAGTATTAATACTTTAATAGATGAAGGTCGAAGAGGTGATAACTACAATCTAATTAATGAGAAGATAGACGACGAAAGTAAACTGCTTAATTATATAAGAGATAGAAAGCCAGTTAAGATGGTTGTACAGGGAGAGTATGCATGATCTGTTTATTAAAGATATTGTTTTGGATTGCTGTTGTAGCATACATGGTAATGACTGTTATTACATTGGTTGGTACATATGAACAAGGCTGTATTGCTAAGCCTAAAAATAACTTAGAGAAAATATTAAGCATAATATTCATGCCTTCTATATTATTAGGCATATGGCTATCAAAATCACCAGATAAAAAGGACAATAAGGAGATTTAATGAAACATGCAATATTGATGACAGCTCTGCTATCGATTCAACCTTTAGTGGCTAAAGATTTTGTACTTAACTTTGAAAAAAGTTGTTATCAGTATTACGGAGAAGAAACTAAAGAACGAATAATACAAACCTCTATAGATAACTGGAATGATATAGAAGGCACGCCAAGAATCTTTATAAGAGGCAAGGATATAGATCTAGAGATAGATGAGACAAACTATAGTAACTATATATGGAGTCCATTCACCTCACCTATAACTGGTCTATTTGGCAATCACACCAACAAAGAACTAAATCCTATAATATGCGATGAAGATGGAGCTATACAAGACGATCAAAATTGGTTCGATTTTGGATACCAGGTACATGGTTGGGCTAATGTCCCTAAACCTAACTTTAATTTTTTTGCAGTATATATAAATGAAAGCCACGGTATCACTGATGTCGGAGTTGTTGATTGGGAGACAACAGTAGCAATAGACACTATAATACCAGATGGTCGAATGACTGAAGAACAAGCAATCTCACTGCTTACTCATGAGCTTGGTCACATTATAGGCTTAAAACATACACCAAAAGAAGAGCCAGAAAACGACTATCCTATAATGTGGAGCAATAATATAAACCACACAGGTTGCTTACAACTAGAAGACTTTACTGAGCATGAGCGTGCTATACCATGGGAATACAATGGTAGTCATGGCGATTTCACATTTGAATCTAAGATTGAAAGAGAAAGTGAGCGCTCTAAGATAACAGTGCGGATAAATACACCATTCCATCTTATAGGCATTAATAGTGAGTTACTAGTAGCAGCTCAATTAGACGGAGAAGACAAATGGTACATGCTAACTAACGATGGTTGGGAAGTATGGATAGATGAGTTAAAGGGATCTAATGTTAATACATATTTTGCAAATGATAAAATTATATTTGATGATGTATGGATAAACAAGAGAGTTACTGTTTATTTTGGTTTTAGAATTAATGACGAAATATATTACAACTTAGATATGCCACTTATATTGGAGGAAATACTTGGGAAATAGACTTTATAAATACAAAGGTAATCTTTATATATTACTAAACCATTGCGAATTTAAGCATCCAGATACAAGAGAATGGATAAGTGCAGTAGTTTATACACCATGTAAAGATAAAGATGTAAAAGTATATGTTAGAGAAAGTGTAGAATTCTTTGATAGATTTGAAGAGGTAATTGATGATTAAGATATTACTCTTATCACTGTTACTATCTTTCAGCGTACAGGCTTCTAAGTGTGTTCAACTATCTAGTGAGTTTATAAAGTCCGGCAGAGAAATAGAGCTGTTTCATTTTCCAGAATCTAATTTCAATCATGCAAGTATACAAGCAGAATATAGAAGTATTGAGGTTGGGTTTATTAACTACTCTGACCATGGTGCAAATTCATTGTATATAGATTTAGTTAGAACTGATTATAATTTTAGAATGGAAGGCGTTCAAACTGCCCTAATAAATAGACTTATAAAACTAGAAAGTCCTAATAGAATATCATTATCATTTGGAGAAACTAATAAAGAGATATTCTTATATAATATGTTTGATGAGCTATTCAGTCATATAGTAGATGTAGGATATAAACCTAAACTTGCAGAGGTTTATATGGTTGAAAATATTGACATGATAAATGTTAAACTCTTAAGGAGAGCTATATTTAAGACACCTACAGGTAAAGCATTGTTTAATGCTGGATTTACAAAAGTGAAAACTGTCTTAAGTACATATCCTGTAAAAGGTTCCACTAACGTTTCAATACACATGATGTTTAGAAAGGGAGAATAATTATGGGTGAAGTATCTGAAATGATGTTAGATGGTACGCTATGTCAATGCTGTGGAGTTTATATGGGACTAACACCAGACACACATGTCATAGAAGAGTGTGAAACATGGGAATCTTGTGGTTATCCCCAAACCTGTGAGGATTGTGAGGAATAATGCCATTAAGTATGAAGAAGATAGCAGAACATATTTGTAGAGGCTATTTTGACAACAATAACATGACCATACTCAGAACAAGAAAATTAAACTGTGACTCGTTTTTAGCCAAGATCACATATATAAACGAAGATTTTGAGGGGAAGATAAACACACACTGGATAAGAATACTAAAAGAAGAAAATGACACAATGCGAGACCTATCACCATATGAAGATCATACAGTAAGGATCAACTCACATATGATATGGGCAATGGGTGATGACTGGATAGATGAGGAGGCTGTAAGGATATGAGCAAGACATTCTGTGAGTACTGCGAAGGATGGTTTGAAGAAGATAGCGCACATTGGGATGAGTATGGTGAGACTGGTAAGTGCAAAACAGAAGATGATCATGAGTCATCTGACGACCTTATCCAAGGACTCAATGCAATAGTAGAGAAATTGAAGAACGCGTTTACCGGTCAAGGTGGATGCATTAAGAGCGCCATGAGACTGCTCTCTGAGATAGATAGCCTAAAGAGAGATGTCAAAAGCCTTGAGAAAGAAAGAGACGACTTGCACGAGCTGTTCTTAAGGTTGTTCGCATCTATGGATTGTGGCAGCAGCTCCTGCAGGTTCAAAGACTTCCCCAATAAAGTTACCTCAGGCATGAGGACAAACGGTGGTTGTAGTTGTATCTGGACACACCGAGATCACACTTTAGTTATTGATTTAACTAGGTTATTGAAAAAACTTGAAAATATATAACTTAAAACTACACCCTCACGGGTACAACAGGGTTGTACAACCCCTAAAACAGTATCTAAAACTGTTCTAGCTTAAGGGGGCAGTTTTGTTATACCCTCTACTATCCTACCACTTATAAACTATTCTCAATTAAAATCAGTTTTACAAGAATTTCAAGTAGTTACAATCCTAATACGGTTTATGAAGTGGATGATCTTCTGGAAAGTATATGCCAAACACACGATTCCAATCCTTAACCAGTTTACTACAGATATAATAAGTAAGTTTCATGTTAAGTGATTTTGTCATTTGTCATGCTTTAAGCTTGCCTGAGGTCTCTCCTGGTTCACTGAAGCAAGCAATAATGCATACGAACATTAGTATAAATCGCCAGAATGGCTTAGAGATGAAACCAGCTGATGCACCAACAAATGCTACTGCAGCTGGTTGCATAATTCTCTTGAAGTTAGTTTTCATACTCATGTTATCGTACGTAAACCAGTGAAGTAGTAGCCATCTCCATATCATCCTGTTCTTATGGGGCAACTCCCTTTGATTGAATAAGGCTACGAACGATATCAGTTGATCTGGTGACATCCAGTCTTCTTTGCTGCCGTTATTGTCTGGTCTCTGATGATATAAACCATCTTTTATGTAACATGATTTGGTATACTCAAGCATCGCTGAGGACATCTCTATTGCCTCAGGTGATGTCCCGTCGTGCAATAGTATATAATGCATGGAGAACAGCGGGGCATTCTCATCTTGCCCACCGTTTGGGATAACTTTGGAGTTTAATAGTCCATTGCTTGCTAAAAAAGATCTCATAAGTCTCTCCCTTAAGATGCTGCAGGAGTTATGTTACCGTCTTTATCTTTCGTATGCCAGCCGTGCTCCTGTGTCCATAACTTTGTAGATGCTTTGGTATCTTTCTCGCGTCTTTTGATCTCTTTTGCTTCCATCTTCTGCTTGGCAGGACCACTCCAACCCTTGGTGCGGTTCATGGTCTTGATGCCGGTGTTCTTGTCACCTTCGATGTTGCCGGCTTTTCTACGAATGTTGTCTACTTTACTATAGCCACTGTAACCAGACTTCTCTATATCCCACTGACCGTTCTTGTCAACGGACATGACTTCTTTTTCGCTTAGTTTATCTTTTATTGATTTTAGTAGTGTTTCTATTTTTTCTAACATGGGCTAATTATAACATAAAATGGGGTGAACGACGAGATTTGCACTCGCGATGAAGCTTACGCTATAACGGGACCACAACCCGTCGCCTTCGACTACTCGGCCACGTTCACCATAAATGGTGGGAGAAGCGGGAGTTGAACCCGCACACCATAAAGATATTAGGGCTTAAACCTAATGCGTCTGCCAATTCCGCCATTCTCCCATGGTACCGCAGGAGAGACTCCAACTCTCACACCCGAAGGCACTAGATCCTAAATCTAGCGTGTCTAGCATTCCACCACTGCGGCATATTTGGTGGATAGGGCTGGATTTGAACTAGCGTAGCCCGAAGACGGGAGATTTACAGTCTCCTGGTTTTAACCACTCACCCACCTACCCATAAAGCTTATAATTATAAGCATGCTGCATCGCTTGCCCCTGTATAATTATGAATGTTATAACGTACTTATTATATCCTTTAGTACATATTAATGCACTTTATCACCTGGCGGTAAGCAGTGGACTCGAACCACAATCGTCTCTCAGATCCCACGCCTTAGCAAGGCGTCCCAGCTCGCCTGTCTGGTTTACTTACCATGGTCGAGGTGGGAAGGGTTGAACTTCCGGCATCCGGTTTATCAGACCGACGCTCTACCACTGAGCTACACCTCGTTTGGCAGGTCTACTAAGAATCGAACTCAGCTAACAAGGGTTGGAATCTCGTATGCTCCCAGAACTAGACCTGCAATAAATGGTGCTCCCTCCGGGTATCGAACCCAGTTCTTTGGTTTTTCAAACCAACGCAATAACCTCACCTGCTCAAGAAGCATGGTCTGGGTGGCACGACTTGAACGTGCGGCCGCCTCGTCCCAAACGAGGCATTCTACCAACTGAAATACACCCAGTTATCTATTCCGAGAGCCGGGACTACAGCTATCCCGGCTCTCAATTACTATTGGCGGAGAGCGGAGGACTCGAACCCCATGCCGTTAAGCACATACGGATTTCAAATCCGCCTCAGCAACCTCGCTGAATCACTCTCCATGGCGGACGAGGTAGGACTCGAACCTACGACCTACGGATTAACAGTCCGCAGCGCTAACCACTGCGCTACTCGTCCATGGCAGGGGTGGAATGATTCGAACATTCGGTACACGGAATCAAAATCCGATGCCTTACCACTTGGCTACACCCCTAAAACAAAAAAGCCCCAATATTTCTATTGAGGCTTCGTTTATCAGTTTATTTCTATCTTATACTACACTGTTAAACTCCACCCAATAAGCTATTAAACCACGGCTGCAGATAATGCTTACTAATATTAATGGAATTCAACGATAACAATTTCATAAATACATTATACCCACGATTATTAGTTAAGACATAAAAATTTTAACTTTTTGCTCAAACCGATTTGATTATAAGTGGGAGAGTAATATTCACTGACGGTAAACCGGTGCATTCTCTTCAGGTCGAAAACCGATCTGAGTAAACTTTAATCAAAAACGATTATTTCAATCGTTTATAACGACGGAGTTTTCTATGAGCACAAAAACACAGAAAGAAGCGGTCTATGAGGCCACAAGAAGTGTGCTAAAAGAGCACGCTATCAAGTTTGAAGATGGGCAAGAAGTTAAACCACTCGTTAGCACTGACATGAGAAAGAGTATCATCAGCATAGTTGTTGAGGGTTTCAAAGCTGGAACAGTTGCTATCAGAGATGATTTTGATCAGGCTAAACTTGATTCTTACACCAACGGTATGGTTTCTAACTGGTTTAGGAAAGATGACAGGTTGAACGGTGGAGTTAAGCATGAGATTGCTAACCCTGGTTCAAGAGCCGGTGCATCTAATCCAGAGATCAAGGAGATCAGAAAGTTGATGAAGACCTTGGAGGCTAGTGATCCTAACTACGCAAAAGTTGAGACTATTCTCAATCAAAAGGTAGCGGAGCATAAGGCCTCTAAGCAGAAGAAGATTGAGATTGATGTTAGCAATCTTCCTGAAGAGCTTAAGAATTTAGTGCAGCAATAAACTACATAATAAGGTCTGCGCTTCGGTGTGGGCCTTTATAGTTTAAGGAGGTTATTATGGGTGAATGGTTTTATTTATTTATTGTTTTTGGGGTAGTGGTAAGTTTTATTGCTGGTGCTGTGTATTGGGGCAATAAATATCAATATGAAATTCATAAACTAAGAGAAGAGGGTGGATATTACGATAAAAAACCTCATCAAGGTGTATATAATAACAGCAATAGTCGAGATAATACTGTAGACAATTTATTTGATCGTATTAAAGAAGACTCTCATCGCAATAGAGTGCTAAGGAGTCAACAAGAATTGATAGACATAGAGAAAAGAAGACTTGATATTCAAGAAGCAGATTGGGCTGTAAGTGGCTATGGTCGGAGAAGAAATGTTAAGGATTAAGGATAATGTAACTTGAGGAGGTATTTATGACCGGTTATGAGAACTATGGGCATACATGGGAATATAATGCTTTTGTTATTGTTATGATAATACTTGCATTATCTATACCTACTATTATATTGTTTCGTTATTATATAGTAAGTAAGATGAGTTCAAAAGAAAAAGAAGAATTCTTAAGAAGTGAGTTTCCGTCTGGTAATAATGTTGTCAGTTTAGATAATAATAGAGAACAAAAAAGAACTGCTGATGAGCTTAAAGCCTTACGTGAGTATGAAGACTTACGATATCATGGTGGATTTGATGTTAAGAGGGACAAATGATAGTATGCACTAGTTGTAAGAAAGAGATGAGATGTGTCAAGACCGGTCTCGTTGCCGTATGGAATAGTAGTCATTGCTATGCCGGCGACGAGTTTGAATGCCCTCAATGCAATAGCAAAACCCTTGTTATATCTGGCGAGTCATATTTCGACCCTAAAATACTCGATAATCCCCTTATCGATACAGTAGATATGGACTCCGAATAATACTTTAAATTCATATTAGTATCAACACAGAGGGCATTGTTCTGACACTGCTACGCAGAGCAACCATGTAAAAATTACACAGTGTTGAAAACCGATTCGATATTTGATTAAATAATAACTAGGGAAGTAATGAAAAAACTTGTTGAAATTAAACAAGAAATTATCATGTGTGAGCAATGCGGCGAACCCATATTAAATGAAATAAAAATAATAGAAACGGATGAGTATTTATGTAGAAAATGCCAAGTAGAAATAATCTTTAAACGCAATAGTTGCGGTGATATTTTTTATAAAACAATGGAGAGTTAATGAATTACCAAGGAAGAGTGTTTGATTTAGGTATGGCGAGAATTACTAGAGAAAAAGTAAGACAATTGGAAGTATTTATAGATTGTAAAATAGATGACAGTAGTGCTGATAACTTCATCAAAGTCCTTACAAAAAATAACATGTTGTATTACTTTGATGAAGAAGCAGAAGATGCTGTGGATGACAACGATGAGCATATATTCACATACAAGCAGGCATTACTGTTAAATGTTATTCGTAATAGATTCAAAGAGCATCCTCTTATTTATAGCAGGTTGTTTAACGAGGTAGAGACCAACTTTGCTCAATATTGCGTCATATGACTCAAACCGATTTGATTATATATCTAAGGTGGTGGAATTGGTCTATCACTTAGATGGAGAAGATATGGAGTACGAACATATTGAAGGTTATATCTATCATAAGAGACACGATTTCAATGTCGATGTCACTAATGTAGAGTACGGCAGTGACAAACATATTCATATATATGCTTGGATTGTCAGTAACAATCCACCTCAATTTACATTCATAACTAATAACCATATAGAAAGAGGAATGGTAAAGCCATCATCACAGGCCATTGTAGATACAGATGGTAATACACATTTAAAACATAATAATTCAAAATGGTTTAGGGCAGCGAATAAAGATAAGGTAATATGCGACGCTCTTGTTAGGGCACACAACGAATGGATCATAGAAGAGATGCTGATAGGAGGCAATTATGAAATTCAATAAATTATTGATATTACTTGTATTATCAACTAACATCTCTTTTGCAGATAATATGGGAGACGCTAACGAACCTAATGTCAAATACAAGTACAAAGTTGGCGAAGTAGTGATGATCAATCTCAAGGGAACCAAGTACAACGGTAGATGTGATGCTATGGGGACTATATGGAGATTAGCCGGCGGTAGTTACCAGATAAAGGGTGTTGCATGTAAATGGGGTAAAGATGATAGTTTTACAGTAGATGATGAAGATATAATTGACGTTTTTGTCGAAGAAGATTTCAAGACTGGTGGTCGATATGGCAAGAATATTATTGTGAAGAAAGTATTATTATTCTTTAGAGATAAGACTAAAGACTATCTTCCTTGTATGAGAAATAGTCTTGATGATGAAACAAAAGAAAAGCTATGTGAGAAGAATAAATATAAGTTTTATTAGAATATAAACAGGAGAGGTAATGAGAATTTCACAAAAGGATGCCGTATATGAGGTGTCCATGCGCGTGTTGGAGGAGAATGGTGTTATATTTGAAGAAGGAGTTGATGTACTTGTTGATGTAATTGATAGAGATATACGCTCCACAATTGTATCGATCTTAGTAGAATCCTTTAAAGAAGATAAGATAGTAATGAATAAGAGACACGAAGGCAAAAATCTAAGAAGATATGCCAGTGGTCTTATTAGTAATTGGGCTAAAAAAGACACGAGACTTAATGGAAATGTTGAGTACAGAATTAAGAATCCTGGCAGTAGAGTTGGAACTACGGATCCTATGGTTAGAGAATTAAGAAAATTCTTAAAGCAAGTTAAAGGAACCAAACATGAAGAAGATGTAAAAAAAGAGTTAAGTATTAGGCTAAACTCTATAAGAAAAGAGCAGGTAAAAGATATAGTGATAAATACAAACCTCATACCTGACTCCATAAAACACCTTGTAAAAAATAGGGGATCACATGAAGAAACAACTAGTCGACATTGAGTCTATTGAAGAGGCAGTCAAGCGTGGAGTCACAATCATCTGTTGCAAGAGAGATAAGTCTTCACGAATTAAGAAGAAAGCAAAGAAAACTGTTAACGTAATGTCTTTATATAAGAAGTGTAATGCAGAACAAAAGAAAAAACTTATAAAATCTCTTAAAGAGTCCGGAATAGACTTTGATGAAACAGCTGAAGAATGATATGCATAGAGATACTAGTGGAAAATATATCATGCTTACATTAGATGAATATAAGCAATTAAAAGAAAGTAATGACAACCTAAAAAAGAGCATCCATAATATAAGGAATATAATGCAAGAGATAATGTTTGTATTAGAGACCGATCAACTAAACTCAAAAGAAATAATCCTTAGTAAAATAGATAAAATCAACCAATAACTAAGGTAAGTATGAAAGATTTTACTTTTGAAGAGATGTGGGAATATCAACTAGGTTCTTTAATGTTAAAAGAAGAATGTGACTCTTTGCTGTGGAAGAAAACCGTAGCTAGAGTGTTCTGGGACCAACAACAAAAGAAGCTAGATACAGTCAATAAAGAAAACAAGATGTTAATCGATTCCTTGCTATGGCTAGCTGATAGCCCTAGTGATGAAGTCATACACAGTATGAAGAAAAAGACAATAATAGATTTATTCAAACTAAACGAAGAAAAAGCCAAAATGATCCTAAGTCATATAAAAGAGAAGAGAGCAGTTTAACACCTATGGTCTGATATAATTAGACCATGGAAACCTATCTAGTAAATTTGATAGACACGTTAGCATTTAAGAATGGTATGCTCAGTGCGTTATTTGCGTATATAGGTGTACTTCGCTTCTTTATCAAGCCAGTCATGAGCCTATTCCTACATGTATCTAAACTAACACCAACAAAAGTAGATGATAAGTTCTTTGATAAGATAAATAAGTCTTGGTGGTATAATACTATTGTTTACATGATAGATTGGTTTACCAGTTATAAGGTAAGGAAATAAGGAGAATGACATGGAAGAAAAATTAGGTGTAAAAGAGTTAAAAGAACTGCTTAAATTTGTAATTGAATTTGGAGAGTCTATTGATCTAGCGATGGCTGATAAGAAATTTGAAGTATCTGAGCTTGGATTGCTAATTGCTCCCCTTATGCAAGTTGGACCAGCATTTGAAGGTTTTGACAAGTTAGGTGCAGAGATCAAAGATCTTGAAGAATCAGAGATGATTGAGCTTGCAGCTTTCGTAAGAGAGGAGTTTGATCTACAAAACGATAAGATTGAAGAAGTAATTGAAGTTGCCCTTGATCTTGGTGTTAGAATCTACGGATTCATTAAGCTCTTTGCAAAAGAAGAGGTTCCAGTAGAACCAGCGGCTTAATCTAAAAAACAAAGATTAATAAAAAAGGGAGTCGTGGACTCCCTTTTTTATACGGAGAGATTCAAAATGAAATTACTATTAATAATATTACTATTATCAGGTTGTATTACAAGTCAAATACAAAAGCTTGATCCAGCTACATATTACAGAAATGACATATGTTTTGAGTACGATACAGGCAATAAAATAGAGATTCCTAATGATGAATTTGGAGATGGATTTGGTTATCCACAATATGAAAACAAGTTATTAAAGTTCTGTGGAACTGGTGTTTTACCTCATGAAGATGTATATAAACTTAAGATTATAAGTTATGGAAAGTTAAATTTCTTCTCACTGATGACGTGTCATGAGGAGGATACATCTGAGAACCCAGATAGAGGGATATTTAAGAAAGATGGTGTTGTTCAAATAAAGTATCGCCCAACATTAGAGAAAGGATTAGCTTGTCCATTATATGTATCTGCTTATGACAGAAGACAGCGACATGCATTTGGTATCATAGCATTTGAACACCCTCGTTATCAGTTAAAGGCTAAAGTTAGGTGTAATGGATATACACGCATAGCCAATGGTGTTAGTATTTGTCAATCACGAAATGGTCTTATACAAGAAATATCATTTGAAGAAGAAGTCAAAGCAGCTAAGCCTATTACTGGTGGTGCAGAAAGACACGGTGATTGTCCAATTATAACATCAAAAGATAACAAGGTATTTAGATTTAAGTTACCACTTAGAGAATGCATATATCAGTTCATTAGTAAAGAATCTAGAAAAATACATAAGTTTTATGCTATCGGTTACGAAGACATAATAGTGAGGGAATAATATGTGGACAGCAATAACAACAATTTTAGTTCCATTACTAAAATGGATAGTAGAGGCATCTGCCAAGAAAAAACTAAGCGATAAAGAGTTTGTCTCATATGTCTTAGCACATCAAAAACGACGTGGCAGGGCTGGTCAATCCGCAATGGATGCCGAAGAAGCACTTGAAGAAGCTATACGCGAATTAGACGAAGAACAGATGTAATTTTTTGCAATAAAAAAGCTGGTGTAAGTCAAACGAAGCCCCTTAAGTAGATGATATAATACTAACTGTATTTAAAATCGTCTAGTTGGGGGTATTTATGATTAGATTAGTTGGGTTTCTTTTAATATGTTTGTTGCTATCGGCATGTAGCAAGACATATGATTCAGTAAAAAATCAGCACATAGTAAAGCTGAAGAACAGTAAGAATGTAACCGCACTTCTTAAGAAAGTAAAGCATAAAAAAATAACTAATAACACTTATTTAATCGAAGGATCTATTGAAGTCTTGCAGGACTCTAATGTCATTGAATATAGTGAACCAAACTACATCTGGACAATCGATAGCATACCAACTGATCCTAAGTTTGATAAACTTTGGGGACTTCATAATAAATCTATGGAAGGTGTTGATATTAATGCTATCAAAGCGTGGGACATAACTAAAGGTAGTAGAGATATTAAGGTTATGGTTATTGATACAGGAATTGATTATAATCATCCTGATCTAAAAGACAATATGTGGATTAATGATGCCGAATTAAATGGCGAGGATGGCATAGATGATGATGAGAATGGATGTATAGATGATATTCATGGATGTGATTATTCTAATAATGATGGCGATCCAATTGACGATCATGGTCATGGTTCACACTGTGCTGGTACGATTGGAGCAGTACATAACAATGATATAGGTGTTGCAGGTGTAATGGCTGATGTTGAATTAGTTGCTTGTAAATTCTTAGCATCTAGCGGTAGCGGAACTACTGAGGGTGCTATTAAATGCATAGATTATGGTATCAAAGTTGGTGTAAATATCATGTCAAATTCATGGGGTGGCGGACCATCTTCTATAGCATTAAAAGAAGCAATTGAAAGAGCAAGGGATGCAGGTATTATCTTTACTGCAGCTGCTGGAAACGAGAGTAGCAACAATGATAATACTCCTAAATATCCAGCTAACTATCAAGTTGAAAATGTTATCTCTGTAGCAGCATATACAGCAAGCGAAGAGATGTCTTCATTTTCATGTTATGGTAAAGATACTGTTCATATTGCTGCACCAGGATCAAACATATATTCGACCGTGAAAGATGGCAAGTATGCTTCTTACTCTGGAACATCTATGGCTACGCCACATGTATCTGGCGTGTTAGGACTATTAATAAGTCATGAGAAAGATTTATCATTTGCAGACATCAAAGAGCGAATCCTTATGACATCTGTTCCTGTTAGATCATTTAAAAGAAAATTAATGACGGGTGGTAGAATTGACGCTTACAATATTCTGATGGATATACGTCCAGATAGATATATCCCTGATGAGAGCAAGTGGCAAACAGTTATATTAGACGAAGTATGGGAATCAGCACATCCTTATAAAAATGACGAAAAGATAGTCAAAGAGCTAAAGGTTCCTGGAGCTAAGTACATAAGACTGATCATAAAGAAAATGGAATTAGAAGTTAAGTACGACACTATTGAGATAAGAAATGAAAATGAAGTTTATGATTCTATAAGTGGTTTAAAAGAAGATTTCAAAACAGAGTACGTCGATGGCGATACGCTGATCTTTAAGTTTAAATCAGATAGAAGCAAAGTTAAATGGGGTTTCATAATAGAATCATATCAGTTTCAGTAGGGTAATATGACAGCTAAAAACACTAAACGAGTTAGAAGAGATCAAGAAAAAAGAAGAGAACGAGATAATAAAATAAAGATATTAAATGAAGAGAACAAGGACCTAAAGAATAAAGTTAGGTCCTTGAATAATGTAATTAAACATACTCCAAATCCAGATAGAAAAAAGAAACAAAGAGAGCCAAAACGCAAGCAAGAAGTATGTCCTGCTTGCGGTGAAGATAATATGAGAACTATAAACCTTACCAGATTGGATGGCAAACTATTGATTGTTTCCTGTGAGTGTGGGTATAGGTCCGCTAAAAAGCTTCTTGTGTAAATCATCTCTTTGATGTCTAAACATTCTAGCTTGGTCGTTCAATTCTTTTATAAGTTCCCAGCATTTCTCAAATGCTTGTTCTGCAACAAACTCATCACGAGTATAATTACTGTAGTTAGTCAAGATGTTATGGCTTTCATCTTGCTCTATTCTCATCAGGATTAGTTCTTTGTAGAAATCTTTAGCATCATTACTTGTTGGTATCTCTATGCACATCATATACTACATATCCCACTTGGACAATCATCGGTATGATTGACGTAATCAGCTAAATCAGCTTGCTTATTAAACTGTTCTTTAGCTTCTATCATAGTTAAGGCTGTGAGTGGTGGTGGAAGAGCTTTACCATCTTTGCCATAGAATTTTCTACTGTTTTCTCTGTAAAAGGTTGTACCCTTTAAATGTGGAAGATACTCTAACCAAATATCATTCATATCTTCAATAGAATAGTCTTCTGCCATATTGATAGTCTTACTAACAGCATTATCAACATGTTTTTGTATTATCTTTTGTATCTCCATATGCTCTCTAACTGTTAAGTCTCTTGAAGCAACGAAATGTGAAACATCTTTATTTTCTTTCATGAACTCAGTAAACAATGGATGAAATACAAGTTCTTCTTTTCTTTTATCTCCGTCCCAATACATTCTTTTGTATGCATATGCGAACATAGGTTCAATGCCACTAGAGCAGTTACCTGATAGTATAGAGACAGTATTATGTGATATAACAGAATTAGCTATATATGTGTTACGATGAGGCACCTCTATATCTAATGTCATACATTCGCTATTTTCTATATTAATGACCTCATCCAAGAAAGCACCTTTAAATAAGGTATCAGCATTTATGCAATTAATTTGTCTAGCTTTAGATAGATATCTTCTTTTGTCTTCATGGCCAATAGTGCCATAAGAAACTTCTTTTATACTGTATACAGGTCTGTCTCCATAATGACCATCGCCAAATGTTTTAACTCTCATAATTGTATTACGACCAAGTGCTCTTAATACAGTTATTAACTGTTGAGCCATTGTTTTAGAGACAGTATCAAATACTCTCATTTCGTTATTAGATGTTAAAAGATGTCCATCTCCAGAACAATATCCATCTAAAAAAGCTTCAATTGTTTCTTTGGATGATGTTCTAATTGCTTTAGGGATATGAACTTTATATGATTTTGGTTTTAAGATTCTATTTTTAGATAAAAACGATAATAATATTTGTGAATTTACTTGTATTGACTCACATCCTCTATCTGTATATCTAGTAGCATTCCAATTAAACACTTTCTTAATTTTATTAACTACATTATCATTAAAGTCTTTTTCACTAGCATTAAGAGCAATTCTAATTCCCTTTTCATGAACAGAACCATCCGCATACATTAAACCCAATAACCATGCAAAATCAGGTGTTACATATGTTGGTAATTGTATATTGCTCGAATTACAATAATAAGCAATATTAGTATCTAATTTAGTGTTATCTTTTTTATTATATCCACCTAACTTGCAAACAACCTTATCACCTATATTTATCTCATCGGCCCTCATCCAAATATATTCTCCACCCTTAAAAACACGATATTGATGATTATTTGTGCATTCCAACTCTAAACCACTAGCTAAAGTTATTTCTTTTGTATCCGTATAGCCATTAATATACCCTTTTTGAGATCTTGCTATTTCATCTTCTTGATTAACCTGTAAATCTATATCTTGCCACTGTAATCCATTTTCATCAACAATTTCACCTAGCATTAATAAGCCAGATTCTGTGCTAACTAAGGTATCAGGTCGTTGACAACCTGTAGGCGCTTGTGTTAGTATTGCACAATTTCTTATACCGTGATCAGCTATAAGCGATTTGATCTTAGGGGTCATTCTCTTTACGAAGCCGGACTTAACATGCATTTCTGTGTCACATGCTGGGAACGCACCTTTCTCTACTGCTAACATAACTGACGCTTCATATGCATGCTTGCTAATAAAACGATAAAGCTTATCTACAAATTTATTGCCATCTTCAGATCCATATCTAAATCCAAGGATAGCTAGCATATCAGCAAGACCTGTTGTTCCCATTCCAATTCTTCTTAAATTATGTGATTTAGCTTTCATCTCTGGAAGAGGATAATGATTCACGTCGAGTACATTGTCTAAGAACCTAACACCAGTCCTTATTGTTTGACCTAGCATTTCATAATCTACTTTTCCATCTCGTACAAACCTTGGGAGAACAATATGACCAAGGCAACAGCAGTCGTGACTACTCAAAGCAATCTCACCACACGGGTTAGTAGTTACAAGTGGTTCTATATAGTAAATAGTACTTTCAGTCTCTATCAATTCAAAGTTTAAGAATCCTGGTTCAGCCATTGAGTAAGCATTACTTACTATCTTATCCCATAAGGCTTTTGCCTTTATCGTTTTCTTATATTTCGACTTCCATGAGAGCTCCCAGTCACCATCTTCTTTAACCGCTTTAATGAAAGACTGAACATTACGGCACCGAACAGATACGTTTGCATTTTGTAATTCTCCATTTTTTATCTTAGCATCTAAGAACTCTTCAACATCAGGGTGATCTAAATCTAACGAGAACATTAATGCAACACGTCTTGCTCCACCTGCTCTAATTGGATCACCATTATTATTGAGAAGTCTCATCAATTCAACAGCTCCAGGTGCTGTTCCTTTCTGGCCTCTTATAGAGGCATTACGTGGTCTAACATCACTGAAATCAACACCACAACCTCCACCTGACATAGAGGTTATTATCATCTCTTTAGAGATGTTTCCCCAGCCTTCCTTACTATCTAAATTATTATCTAATACAAAGCAATTTAGTAACTGTGGAGTAGGTCGTCCAGAGTTGTATAAGATTCTTCCACCTGGAACAAACCTATTGCTTACTAATTCTTCAAAGAATTTATCTTTATACTTCTTAACTTTCTCTGGCTGTTCAGCCATACTTATCTGTCTCGCAACTCTCTTACACATATTGCTCCACGTCTCATCTGGTGTAAAAGCATATCGCTGGCTAAAAATCTCTTTACTAAATCCACTTGGTTCGAACATAGTTATTCCTTCCTTTTAAATATAATTAGAATTATCCTCAATGATATTTGTTGGTGCATCTATTTTACTAATAACATGCGTTGATTGTTCACACTTATTATCAAACCGATCTGATAATAAATACGAAAGTAAACATTATACGTTGTAGTTAGCGATAAAAAACAGTTAACTGTTAAACGTTTTATGTTTAAGTATTGGATAAGCGCGTACTGTATGACAGGGTGTATGTATCAGTTATAATATAAGTTACTAATAGCAAAGGATTTGCAATGTTAACTATAATAGTGACCTTATTTTTAACTGTACCTCCATTCAACGGAGAATACTGCACTGTAGAAGACCGTGATTTTAAAGGATTTCGCTATGAAGAGCAAATCCCTGTATGTAAGAGAAGAGTCTCTACATCTCGTAAAAAGGCTATATGCAAAAGAGATGGAGTTACTGATAGAGCTGAGTTCAAGGTAGATCATATTATACCTGTCTCTCTTGGCGGTAACAATAGCAACAGGAATCTATGGTGTCAACATATGAGTATAGATACTGCTAATATCGAAGGTTATGCCTACCGTATGCTCAACAAGGGTATATGGAATAGGAAAGAGGCAATGGACTTTGTACGAAAATACAAGTTCAAACTCGGTAACTAGTCAAACGTTTATCCAACAATTTTCAGTAAAATCTGTTTTGTTTTAGCTTAGCTAAACAGAACAATACATATACTTGGAGGGTGTTTTGGATTTACTTTCATTCCTGTTAATGTGGGTGCTCATTGGTTCTATTGCTACTAATTTCCTATGGATATATAGAGAATTTGAGAGAGATACAGATATTAATATGTATCATTATTGTAAAGGCATAGTTTACGGACTTATCCTTGGACCAGTTAGCGTTCTATATGTCTTTAAAAAAGGTCTTGATCTAATGAACAAAGCAGATAGAAATGGATAAAGTATCCTGGTGGATGGAGATAGCTGAGACCATTGCCAAAAAGTCAACAGATGCTGAAACTAAAGTAGGTGCTATCCTAGTCAATACTAAAACTGGAGCTATATTAGCATCTGGCTACAACGGCTTTGTTCGTGGAGCTCCTGATCTCGAGTTACCTAACACAAGACCAGATAAGTATCCATACATGATTCATGCTGAGCAAAACCTAATATGCAATTGTGCTAGACATGGTATTTCTATGGATAATTGTATAATAATTTGTACATTGAGCCCTTGTGTCAGATGCATGAGATACCTTTGGCAGTGCGGGATCACAACTATAATATGTAAAGAGTTGTATGGTGATGTTGGCAGCATTAATAGCATGGAAGATCTTAACACAACAATAAAAGTGATGAAGCAGTTTTACAAGATAACGTATATGTCTAAAGAACCTGGATATAAGGAGGATAGAGTCTATGTCTAGATTAAAGGTAATTCAATGTGGTGGTAAATGTCATATGATAAATAATATTAAAGACAGTAGAATGTTATATAACGACTTTAAACAGTTAATTGGGTACTTAAGAAAGCAATTTAGAAATCATCTTACTTATGGTTATTACAATGATCAGCCTGTTTATGAATATAGGACTAATGCTCAAGACCTTATGCAAGCAATAAATAAGTATAACAATAACATTACAATTGATTTGGAGATTAAATGAAAGCTTCTCTGTGGGTTGAAGGCTGCTTAATAGAGGGTGAAATAGATAAGAAAGATATTAATAGTATTTGTTCTATTTTTAAAACCGTTAAGAGATATATTAAACCAAATAGAGAGCCAGATTTTATTCATAACGGCTTAATATACTATGTGACTGAAGGTTTAGCCTTTGATAAAGCTAGTTGTAGAACATATGCCTATGAAACCTTCTATAACAAGAAAGAAAACGTAATAGGTGTGAGACAAGTTAAGTCAGTTGGTCGCTTTAAGAAAGTAACTAACTACTTACGAGATAATGAATTAACTAAAAAATATTTAGATACAATGGCTGAGAACGTAATATTACGCGATATGGATGAACCAAAAGACTTTGGTAAGGTTCCAAAAATGAGGTAGTCATGGAAGAATGTGAAGATTGTAAACTAGAAAAAGAAGATGTAAGACGACGTTTATGTCCATATGCTCAAGTTATATTAAATGAGCATATAAATTGTGATATATGTGATGATTGTTTTAATAAGAGAGAAGCCAACATAGAGTTAGCTTTAAAATGACATTGTGCTTTAATAAAAATTATAGTATAGTAAACTCGTGTGTGGATGTAAAGGACTCAAGGACGGATCGTGGGATCAAGGACGAACCTCTTACTCTAAGCTTCAACTGGCCACATACTATGTGGTCAGTTGTCTCATGCAAATAAAAAAAGGTATTAAATGTGAAAAAAGTTGAAATTGAGTTTAATGATTGTATAAATATAGGTATCTCTAAAGAAGATATAATATTTAACGTTAAAATGACCAAAATTGACGATAACAATAGCTATGATATAAAAGTTACAGCTAAATGCGAAGATAAGAACCGTAGATGCAGCTACTCATATATAGATGATATTATATTTGATAGAGATATGAGAGAAGTTATTAATGAATGGTTAAAAGAAAATAAAGTTTGCGAAGAGTTAAAATCTGACTTAAAAGTAAAGTTGGAATCTAACTTTGAGTATATAGATATTATGTAATAAAAACGGAGTATTGGTCTAGTCTGGTCTAGGATGTCTGCCTGTCACGCAGAAGGTCGTCGGTTCAAATCCGTCATACTCCGCCATTAATACCTTAAAGTCGTGTAGCGAATCGACTATAAATATAGCATTTATTGGGCTGAGGAGCCCTTATATATTTGAGGATGATATGAAGCATAGAATCAGGTTGATTAAAGGAAGATGTACGTTTCGATTATAGGTTTACACTATAATCAGGAGAAACGTATGAAAAATGTAAGTCATTATAACAAAGTGATGTGGGGATTGTATTGTGAATACAGTTATATCCCCACAGACGTGTGGTATGAGACTAAGTATGTCTATGAGTGGATTGGAGATCTCAAGACTGTAAAAAGATCTTACCAAGTAAAACATGGGAGAAGAAGTGCAGCTGAATGGAGCTTTATCCACAGCAAGTATTACTACATAACTAAAATTGATCCTATTTATTGTGGATCACTTGAAGAGTTTGCAACATACTTAGTGGCTAATGGAAGATACTCCTATTTGAAGAATCCATATAAGTATAAAAAAAATGGGTGGCACTTCAAAGGTAGTAGTCAATGTGGAAAGAACTTATACCGATGGAGATATACGAGTGGTAATCCTTCTAAGTATAAAAGAAATATTGACCACAAGAAAAAGACTCTCTCTGAAAAAGAACAGGTAAAAAGAGATTGGAGAGAGAAAAAGAAAGTAAGGAAGGACAAGAGCAAGACTTTTAAGTCTTGGAGTAATAGAAGCGCTGGTAAATACTACAAGAAATTGAGTAACCAGATGCACAGAACAAAAGAAAGAGAAGCCATCAAGAAGTTAAAGTTTGATCTTTATACTAAGGGATGGTGGGAAGAAAGAGTGCATAACGATGGTCCAACTAACAGTTGGGAGTATAATTATGCAATCAACGATTGGGATAGCTTCTACATCGAAGACTACAAGTATTACTTGGATCCTTGGATGTGGGATTAGATAATAAAAAGTGGAGCGGTCGTCTATCGGTTAGGACATCAGGTTTTCATCCTGATAAGCGGAGTTCAATTCTCCGTCGCTCTTCCAAGTATAAAGTGTCACCCTGATTATCAAGGTAACCGGTCGTTCGGTCTTGTTCTATGATGGGGGTCTTTGCAAAAAGCTTCGATGAAAGCGACTAAATCGAAGAGATGAGAATGTGCGGTATGCAACACGGACGAATTCCCTAAGGGAAGATAACTCCAAGTAGACCTTAAACAAATACGTGGCATTCTCTTTTTTATGTGGCGGAGTGGAGCAGTGGTTAGCTCGGGAGTTTCATAAGCTCTAGGTCGCAAGTTCAAATCTTGCCTCCGCTACCATTTTAACAAGGAGTTAGTATGAAATATTTTATGTTGTTGCTATTGCCTGGTTTGGTATTCGCAAGTAATTTAACTGATGAAGTTACAGCTAAGTGCAAGGTTGAGATGGTAGATGCGGGATCTTACTACGGCTATTGTCCGATGGGATCTTTAGTAGATGCTGTAAGAGTAAATCACAGCAACACAGACTTTACTCCTTGGACTAGGGTCTCTTGTGTAAAGCCTGTTATCACCTGTAAAGAAAAAGAAGAAACAGAAGAATAAAACTCGTAAGGGCCTAGGCGAGTATAAATAAATCGAAAGTCTTATGGTGGTAAGCCACTAAGGGTTGGGCTCGCTCTTTGAATATAAGAGCCCACTAGTGCTGGGTTAGTTAAACGGTATAACATTGGTTTTGTAAACCAATATTGGGAGTTCGATTCTCTCACTCAGCTCCATGGGGAATTAGTTTAATTGGGAAAATACCGGCTTTGCAAGCCGGAGTCAAGAGTTCGATTCTCTTATTCTCCACCACTAATAAACCATCACAAAAAATCAAATTGTATAATCTAATCATTGATTAATTTAATTTTGACCTGGAGGTTTTAATGGGTAAATTACATGAGTTGCTTGCGGTTGAAGAAGATCGCAGAGGTAAAGCAACTAAAATTATTAATGAAAGTGTTAGCACTTTTAAAAACAAGCAAAATCATTTCATTGAGCAATTGGTTACTTTCAAGCCTATCTCAGAGACTGAAACAAATAGAGTTGAAGGTCATTTAGCTATGACAACAACGGTTATGGACAAGCTCAACTATGCAACAAAGACACTAGCTAAGTATTATGATGTTGTTCTTCAGAAAGAAACAACTAATACAATGGCTAAGAGTGATGTTGTTCTTCCAGATGGAACAGTATTTCTAACGAATGTTCCAGCTACAGGACTCCTTGCTCTTGAGAAAGAATTAGCAAAAGCCATGGAAATGTATAATGCACTTCCAACCCTAGAACCAGGTGTTCCATGGGAAGCGTGCCCAGATAAAGGCGATGGCGTATTTTTTACTAAAGAGTCTAAGATCAGAACTAAGAAGATCACTAAGCCAGTTATTCTTTATGAAGCAACAAAAGAGCATCCAGCTCAGGTTAAAGAAGCAGTTGAGGATGTACACACCGGTAATGTTGAGACAGTTATTTATTCTTCTAAGCTAACTAGCAAGGATAAGAGTGAACTTCTCGACAGACTTGATAACCTTAAGACATCTGTTAAGAAAGCAAGAATGAGGGCTAACGCTCAAAAAGTCGAATCTCTTAATGTTGGTAAAAAGGTATTTGCATACTTAAATGAAGGTAAGATAGTTTAATATTTTTTGGAGTAAATTTAGGTTTAGATTTATGGGTGATCGCTATTGCGACATACCCTTTATGATTAAGATTAGTTTTTCGCTCCAACAAGTTTAGGTTTATGAATTTTGATACGTTCGTAATGAGGAAAATAATTGAAGGTCGTGAGTTCGAATCTCACCCCGATCCCCATAAAACTTATGATCGGGTAGCTCAGCGGTAGAGCATTAATATTAATGTCACCAAGTTGCTGAACATTATGTATCAATAAATTTAACATAATTGTAGGTTCGAGTCCTACTCTCGCCACCGTAACAAATAAAATTATGGCGAGATGGCGGAATGGTAGACGCACATGAATGATAATCATGCAATATGTAATAATATTCGGGGTCAGACAGTGGTAGTTCTGGCCCCTTTTTTTTAACTGAAACTAACAACCGATTAGATAAGGTGTTAAACAATCAGAAGAGACAGAGGTAAACATGGATTTTAAAGAGTTTTCAAAGGCTGTAAGGGATAATTTCGATAAAATGGCTAAAGGACATCTCTATATTGTGGATTGCAACAGAGATGAAATATTTAATGAGTATTTAGCTGCTTTTCCAGAAGGATCAAATCCTATTTATAAAGAAAGGACAGAGCATGACTGCAATTGTTGTAAGAATTTTATAAGAGATGTTGGTGATGTTGTTTCTATAGAGAACGGCAAGCTTAAATCTATCTGGAACCTTAATCTTAACGATGAAATTTATAATGAAGTAGCCAAAGTATTGGCTAAAAAAGTACAAGCGATGCCTATTAAAGGTGTTTTTAAGCATTACATTAGGTCTGCTGGTGCAATCAAGACACACCAACAGCTAGAAGATGGTAGTGTAAAAACATGGAATCACTTCCAATGTGATATTCCTCGTGCACACTATAGCACAGATCGTGATTCTATTCTAGCCGCAATAAACAGTAAGATAGGTGTTTATAAAAGAGGATTAAACGAGATCACTGATGAGTCTATCAGTGTTGTTATGGATTTAATCGATTCTAACTCTATATACAGAGGTGAGGAATTTAAGTCTGTGGTTAGCACATTTAAGAAAAGTAAGGGAGATTATAATAAAGCTAAAAACAAAGATATATTTGTTTGGGAAACCTTCTTATCTAATAAGTCAGCGACCATAAAGAACTCAGTTATTGGGACTTTACTGATGGATATATCAGAAGGCAAAGACTTAGAAGCAGCAGTTGCCTCATATGAAGCTAAAGTTGCTCCTCAAAACTATAAGAGAACATCATCCGTTATAACAAAGCGAATGGTAGATGATGCGATGAAAACCATTGATGATTTAGGAGTAAGAGATTCGCTATCTAGGCAATATGCGAGAATAAGCGATGTGAGCGTCAACAACGTCTTGTTTGTTGATAGGTCTGTTAAATCTCAGATGAAAGATTCTATAGCTACTTTACTAGAGTCAGAGATAAAATCAAAACCTAAGAAAAGTAAGGTTACAGAAGATATAAAAATTAAAGATTTTATAGATAAAGTTGTACCTAAAACAAGCGCAATTAAGCTTTTTGTAGAGAATAAACATAGAACAAATTTAGTGAGTTTGATCACACCTAAAAATAAAGATGCTCCACCTATCTTACAATGGGGTAATAACTTTTCTTGGAGTTACAACGGTGATGTAACAGACTCAATCAAAGAGAAAGTTAAGAAAGCTGGCGGTGATGTAACAGGTGTTATTAGAGTTAGTTTAGCTTGGTACAACAAAGACGATCTTGACTTACATATTATTGAACCCAATAGAAATCATATTTACTATGGTAATAAGCGCTCAGCTACATCTGGCAACCTTGATGTAGACATGAACGTACATAACTTAGTTAGGGATGCTGTTGAGAATGTTACTTGGCCGATAAAAGGCAAGATATTAAAAGGTGAATATACTGTAAAGGTCAATAATTTCACAAAACGTGAAGCTATTGATGTTGGATTTGAGATTGAAGTTGAATGCAACGGCCAACTCTTTACCTTTAACTATGACAAAGTATTGAGAGATAATGGAATGATTGATGTCTTTAAGTTTAAATTTGATGGAAACGGCATAACTATATCTAATATCCATAAAGATGTTAGTACAAGTAGTAAGTCTCAAGATATATGGAATATACCAACAGAGAAATTTGTTGAGGTTGATACCATCATGTACTCTCCAAATCATTGGGATGGTCAAAGTGTTGGGAATAAGCATTATATCTTTGCATTAAAAGATTGTAAGAATCCAGATGAAACAAGAGGATTATATAATGAATTCTTGAGGAGCGACTTGACAAAACACAAAAAGGTGTTTGAGATACTAGGTGCGAAGATGAAGTGTGAGTACCAAGATGAACAATTATCTGGTGTTGGCTTCTCGTCAACTAGAAAGGACGATATTGTATGTCAGGTAGAGGGTGATATAAATAAAACATATAAGGTATTATTTTAGGAGGACTTATGTTTGAAAAAGCGAATAGATTAAGATTAAGGTTTGATTCCTGTAAAGGAAAGCTGAGTACTGAGGATTTATGGGATATGCCATTAACAAGTAGAGATGGTTTTGATCTAGATACAGTTGCTAAAAGTGTTAATAAGCATATTAAAAACCTAGAAGAAGAGAGCTTTGTAAATATTAAGCCATCATCTATGTCTAGTGTTTATAATCTTAAACTCGATGTATTAAAGCATATTATTGGTGTTAGGGTTAATGATCTAAAGAGCAAAGAAGAGAGTGCCCTTAAGAAAGAGAGAAAAGAGAAGATACTTAGTATAATTGCAGAGAAGCAAGATTCTTCCCTTAAAGAGAAAACTCTTGAAGAATTAACAGCTGAATTAAAAGAATTAGATTAGTATTCAAATGTGAGTTGTTCGCAACTTACATACCGTAGGGAGACGGTTTATGAGAATCCCCCGAGCAGCAGAGCTCATATGGATAAAAACTGACAGCTGGGAAAAGACCGCTTACCTCTGGTATCAAAACAGACGCTTTGATTGCCTGATTGTGCGAGAACAAACGAACAGTCACATTGTGGGACAATAAACACATGACAGCCAGGAAAGACTGGCATTATAGAAGGTTAGCTTAATTGGTAAAGCACCATGCTCATAACGTGGCTTATCTGGGTTCAAGTCCCAGGCCTTCTACCAAATTTATTACGGGTGAGTAGCTCAGTTGGTAAAGCACCATTAAGCGAAAATATAACCTGGGAAAAATTGAGGACAAGGTGCCAATAATTGTCGACGGACAGAAATAAACCAGGGGAAATGCTAGCTAGCTTCTTGGTTGTCGGTGGTTCGATTCCATCCTCACCTACCATCTTAAAAGGAATTGTTATGGGTTTTGTATTCTTAATTACTGTTTATATTGTTATTAAAATAATGTGTTTTGTAGATCCAATTGAGGTAGCAAAATCATTATCTCACAAAAAAATAGCGAATATATATCAAGCATTTATAGTGATAATATTAGCAGAATACTTCTTATTTCTTAGGATAAAGGAGAATTTTGTTGAATTGTTTTTTAAGAAAGATGAGTAATGGACTTAGCACCAATAATAACAATATTAATAGCTGAATATGTAGGTGACTTTCTCTTACAAGATAGAGAAATGGCATTAAATAAATCTAATAACATAGATTACTTATTCCTACATATATTTTATATTTTCTCTTCATTACTTATAGGTCTATCTCTGTTATCTGTCTTTTACCTTGTTGAAATATCTAGTGTATTTAAGTTTGTAGCATCTTACTGCTTTATACATGCAGTGCAAGATTGGTTTATCTGGAATATATATAAAGCAATAACCAAACGAAAGATAGAAAGACAAATAGAGTATGAGATGTTAGAGAAGGGAGTGCATGGGGGCGATTTATTTGATAATGTACTTCAGCGTCGTCTTGATGACTTCAAGACGAACAAAGAGTATGCGGAAGACAAGATGTTCTATGATTTTATAGGTCTAGACAGACTTCTACATACAATAACACTTATCGCTTTATTTTCCGTCTTCTTTTATCTCTGACATTTCCCATTGGCCATTATCAAAGTAGTTAAGCTTTTCTTTTTTGGAGTCTTCTGACATTCCAAACCAGCTACCCTTACTTCCACCTGATGTACTATCTCTAACATCTTGACTTGTTGATGATGTAGGTTTGATAGTGGGATTCTCTTTAGTCCCACCACCTATAGCTGTACCAAAGCTAGAGAAGTCCTTGGCTAATTTTTCTTTAATCTCATTGAGTGCATTTTCTGATTTACTCAGTATCTTATCTATTTTATCTTGCATGATTACTCCTATATTCATCTAATTATACCATTTTTAAAGTCTAAAGATGGACTTTAAAAATAATTGATTTTATTACAGAGTATAATAAAAATACAGCAAAAATAAACAGGAGTTGATATGCAAGGAATGATACCTAATGAAATGGATTTTGGTGTTGACCATATAAGGGTCAACAGATTTAGTGAAGAATCAGCAATTAAGTTTCATGTTCAGTTGACCAGACAGTCAACTATGGATCCAACATGTCCAATAATAGTGTATATTGACTCGTATGGTGGAAGTGTTGATGCCCTTGCATCAATGATAGAGACAATGGAATCAGTCCCAAATAAGATAGTTACAGTATGTACAGGTAAAGCTATGAGTTGTGGTGTTATCTTATTAGCGGCTGGAGACTATAGGTTCTGTGGTAAGAATAGTAGAGTATTAATACATGAAATAACTAGTGCCGCAGTTGGTGATCCATATGACATTAAAAGTTCATCTGACGAGATAATGAGACTAAATGAATATTGGTTAGATTTCTTTGCAAAGAAGTGTGGAATGGAAAGTTATGCAGACTTTAAAGATACACTTAATAACCATGGTAGTAGAGAGATTACTCTTGACGCACATGGAGCCAAGGCATTTGGTATCGTGGATGATGTTGGACTTCCTACTATAAGACCGTTGATAATGTATCAGATTGATACTTTAAGTGACAAGGGTGATAGTGAATTCTTAAAAGAAGATAACATTAATGAGATACTTGGCATTGAAGAAGTAAAAGATAAGAAACCAGCACGTAAGATTAGAAAGAAAGCTGGTGGAAGAAAAACATCTAAAAAGGTGAAAAAGAAAAAAGCATGATTATTGTAGATAAAAGAGACTGTGAGACGATAGAGGCATTTTGTATTGAATTTAATGTAGATGCTCCTAAGCCTCTTAAAGATGCTATAGATGCATATAAAGAGCAAGATAACTACGATAATCAGAGAATACTACAAAAAGAACTCTGTAAGTGGCTTGTATCATCTAAAAATGGCCATGAGATATGGAATAACCCTGCATGGGAAAAATTTAAAGATAATGCTGCTGTAATAGCATATAATTTAGAATTTGATATGGACTTAGAGGAAACTCTTAAAGGGGTTCCTTTTTAGGTGGAACTACAGGTGGTTCTGATGGAGGTTCTGTAGATGTTTCTGGTTTTGGCATTACTGTTGTTGTAACCTCAGGTTTTTTCTCTCCAAGCTCTTTTGCTTTTCTTTCTGCACGAGCTTGAGTTAAGAAATAAGGGTCAACACCACCGCCACCACTGCGAGCCATCTCTTTTTCAATCTGACCTTGTATGCGGTGCTTTATAATACCTTGTGCATGTGTCTTGAATGAGCCTTTAGATGAGTCATAACTTGATAGAGCCTCTATAACTGCGTTGTACCCAGTATCATAGAAGTCATCATCCTCAAATTGGTGGCCTATTTTACCGAGTCCACGTAGGTGCTTTATTGACTTTTGAATCCATGGTGCATGCTTTTGTACAACGGAGTCAAGTAGTTCTTTATCTTGAGGTGTTAGTTTTTTCATGGGTTTATTATACCATGACTTTATAGTTTAAGGAGGATAACTATGGGAAATTATGAGGATGACAAGTATTTGAATACAAAGGCCACTAATGCCCTTGTGCAGCTTATTATTAATAAATGTGATGTATTGGGGTCATTAAACAATAGAGTGAAAACATCTAAAGATGATACTGAAATAGATATATGTAAGAGAGCAATAGATATATACAACAGGAGAGGTGATATGATTGACAAAGAGACAGAGAAGAGATTTGGGCCGTACAGAAGACCAACAGAAGAGACTATACCTAAGTATGAGGCAATACAGAAGAAGACTTTAGAGCTTGCAATGTTGATAGACACATTGTGTCCAAAGAGTAGAGAGAAGTCATCTGCATTATCACTACTACAACAAGCTAAGATGTCAGCTAATGCATCTATAGCTATATACACAGAATAGGAGATGGCATGAATGCAGATGAGCTAAATATCCTAGATCAAATAGAAAATGTATCTAGTAAGAAGCAGAAAGAAACTATATTAAAGGCAGCAGTATCAGATAGAAAGTTGTCACAGTTGCTTGATGCTGCTTTTAATTTTAAACGAAAGTTCTTTATAAAGAAGTTTGATATACATCAGACAGCAACGACAACACATGACGACAAGCACTATGAGTTCCTAGACTTACTGTCTACATTAGAGAGTGAGGTTATAAGAGGAGATGCTGCTAAAGCTGCAGTAGAAGGGTTCATGGATGGCTTATCAATTCAACAACAGAAATGGTATTCAAGAGTTTTAAAGAAAGATTTAAAAGCTGGATTCTCTATATCTACCTCCAACAAAGCAGGATTCAATATTCCTAGATTTGAAGTGATGCTAGCTAAAGATGGAAAAATAAGTAAAAAACTAGATGAGATGATAAACACTGGTGGATACGTAAGTAAGAAGTTTGATGGATATAGATGTCTCACTGAAGTCGTTGATGGAAAGGTTACTATGTATTCTAGGAATGGAACTATATACGACAACTTCCCTACTGTTGAGAAAGCATTACAAAAAGCATTTCCAAAAGGTAAACATGTCTTTGATGGTGAGATCATGTCTGATGATTTTCAAGCCATGCAAAGAACAGCGTTTGCTGGAAAAAAGGGAAGACAAGTTGGTGATGTCAAGTATTGCATATTTGACTGCATTCCTTATCATGAATGGATTGCTAGTAGTTTTAAAGCTAAGAAAAGCGATAGAATAACGTGGCTCAAACTCCTTACAGAGAATATGTCATTACCCAGTCAACTTGAAATAGTTGAGCAAAAATGGGTGAATTCAATGGATGAGATAAAGAAGTTAGAGAGATCATATATATCACAAGGCTTTGAAGGTGCAATGTTCTTACCAGATATTTCTTACTACCTTGGTAAGAAATCTAACAAGATGCTTAAATTTAAGACAATGTTATCTCAAGATGTTGAAGTAGTTGGTTTTTACAATGGAGATGCAGATTCTAAATACAAAGATTCTCTCGGTGGTGTAACTGTAAAACAAGAAGATGGTATTGAATGTGACTGTGGTTCTGGCTTTACAGACTTTGATAGGGACTATATTTGGAACCATCAAAAAGAATTTGTTGGTAGAATATTTGAGGCTAAGTATCAAGAACTGGGGAGTAATGGAAAAATGAGATTCCCTGTATTCACAAGGTGGAGAGATTTGAAAGCAGACTCTGGAAAGATATAGCACTATGGAGGATAAAGATGACAAAAGCTAAAGAAAAGAAGATAGAAGTTACTAGTATTAATTTTACACTAGGCCGTAAAGAAGTATCTCTTACAATGGATGAAGCCAAGAAGTTGAAATTATTGCTAGATGAGATGTTTGGCAAAGAAGTTGTACATCATTATGATAACAACTGGTGGTGGCATCGACCATTGATTGCAACCAATGACATAACTATTAATCCGACTGGTCCGTATGCTATAGATAGTACAGCTCTTGTTGATTCAAAACCATCTGACTACACTGTAACTAGCACTAATGACGGATCGAATGAAGTATTAATAAATGCAAGTCCACTTAACTTTGGTGGCTTAGATGATTTACATTGTAAACTAACGGGAGTAGTTCATGATTGAGTTAAAGAATAAGAGTTATCATATAAAGAAGATTGGTAATAGAGATAAGCCGGAGAATAGAAATCAAGATTCAATATTTGACTTCACCGGTGTCCCTATGCATAATAAGGTTGAGATAGATAGTAGTGTTAGAATAGTTACACTGCATGAGTGGTTTGCCACCAGCAAAGTGAGATCAATATACCAACACGGCACAGAGAATGACAAGTTAGTGTTACCTAAAGATTTTCCAGTATCAAAAGATCTCAATATCCCAGAGCTTAAAGACAACGACATACTACTAGCGACGATGAACAGCGTTTACTTACTAAGAGAAGCAGATGAATAGAGAAATAGAGTGCATGGTTCGCCTAATGCATTTAAACAGTAGCTTTGACCATATTAAAAACTTCTTAATAGAAGAGAAGATAGTTAAAAAAGAAGAGTATGTCGGTGCTGCAACTGATAATATGAAAGCCGAGGTTACATATTTAACATTAAAGCGAGCATTGGAAGAAGAAAAAGTAATGCTCGCTGACTTTGAGTGGATCATACTCCCCAAAGAACAGATACGAATCACTATTGTTACACCAGATATCCACAAAGAATTCTCCTTCGGTTTTTAGTAAAAACGTTTATTTTTAAAAATAAGTAGAATTATATTAAATTAATATGGAGGAAATATGATTAATAAAATATCACAAAAACAAGCGGTTATTGATGCTACGAGAAAGATAATGGGATCAGCTTACAACTCGACTGTGGCAGTTACAGAGACGCTCACTAAAAATGATATCAATGGGATTAAGAGCATGGTCTATGATGGTATTGTTAGTGGAGATGTTATATTTAACAAAGAATTCTCAGAGACTGAGGTTAAGAAGTATGTCTCTGGAATGGTATCTAATCATTTTAGAAAGGCAAAGGAACTTAACGGTGGAGCATCGTATAAGCCAAAAGTGGTTGGTACTCGTATTGTAAAAGATCCCAAGCTAAATGACCTCAATACACTTCTAAGCAATACTAAACCTGGAACAGAAGAACACATTAAAGTTATGGAAGCTGTTACAGCAAGAAAGAGTGAGATTGCTGTAAAGAAGAACAATACTTATGATATTGACGTTACTGTCTTACCAGATGATCTTAAAGCTGTAATTAAAGATGAAATGTAATATTAAACTCACATTATTATCTCTTATTGTGTGTTATACAGCTGCAGCTGATACACTATCTCATAAAGACGTACTAAGTATATGCAAGAAGACATGTATTAAAGCTATGAATGGTAAGTGTATCTCACGCGGTTACAGAGACTGCAATCTAGTTAGTGCAATTATAAAGAAAGAAAGCGGCTACGACACAGAAGCATACAATCCTGAGGTTACCGGTAGCTATGGATTAATGCAAATACAATGTGCTACAGCTAAAAGAATGGGATTAAAATATAGTTGTGAACAATTATTTAATCCAGCTATAAATATAAGATTTGGCATATTATATCTGATTAACTTAGAAAAAAAGTTAGGTGAATATGTAGTTAGTGATGTTTTATCGGCTTATAACGCTGGATTAAAAAAGAAAATCATAGATGGATATAAGATATACTTACCCATAAGATGCAAAAGATATCGTAAATTTCAGTGGCATGGTTCACCACAAGTTATATGCTATCCAGGTGAATATATTAACGAAGAATATGTTTGGTATACACGCAGATATTATGACTATATAAGTAAACATTAGTATGAAAAACAATATTAAACTATCAATGAGTTTGAAAGAACTTAAGCAACATAAAAAACAACTGAAACTTTTAGCTGGAGTTTATAATATTTTCTTACATATAACTACAGGCGTTGCAATGACTAGAGATTACATGCCTGTAGATGTATTAGAAGAGTTTAGAGCAATAGTGAAGTCAATCAAAAAGATATGACTTCAACTCTGGATTGTCCACTATTAGAGACATAAGCATTGGACTTATCATTGTCACTAGTTTTTCTTCTACTTCATCATTAAATATAAACGTATCTTTTAAGACTGCATGGAGACACTCATGCAGTAGTGTTTCTTTTACGATTTGATCTGGATAACAAGTGTCCACTTCTATAAGAAGTTTATCCAGCTTTATTTGACCCATATCTGTAACTAAATCTTTGTTCTCCTTGACAATGTAATCAAAATATCCTACCTTTATCTTGCTGGGCATCTTCTTAATCTTTTTAGCCATCCATGACCTCCCTAGTACACTTATTATATCATTTTAAATTACCCCGATTTCGAGATTTTAACTTGGCATTTGTTAGCATTCATGAAAACCGATTCGATGAGATGACAAACATATCAACATGTTGTATTAATTTAAGTGCTTAGTGCATTAAGTTAAATTACACGGAGCGTTAATGTCAGTAGAAAATCATGATGATCTCATCAAAGAGTTTTTAAAAAACAACGAAATAGAGATTATTCCGCCAATTGAAGAAAAAAGAAGTGGTGTAACTGTAAGTGGTGTAAAGCACAATATAGCAGATATGATGTCACTTGGTGAGTCCATAAACATGTACGGTGAAAAGCAAAAAAGAAAAGTAAAAAAGAAAAAACCAGATATATCAAAGATAAACAAAGACTTAATTCCAGAATCATTGCATGGAATTATCAATTTATACAGCAACGAAGAATCTAAGGAGGATAAATGAAACCAATTGGAATTAAAGATGTACTCAACCTAGCTTGGGAAGTGGGAAAGACTGGAGAGATATTCAATCCGCTCTTTACAGGTGATGCTGGCTTAGGAAAGTCAGAGATCATTAAGCAGTGGGCAGCAGAAATGAATGAAAAAGAAGATGGCGGTTTTGGGTACATTGATTTAAGGATTGCTTATATGGAAGCACCTGATTTCATTGGTTTTCCAGAAACAGACATAGACAAAGATGGCAACAAAAGAACATGCCACTTTCTTCCTGAAATTTGGCCAACAAAAGGTAAAGGTGTACTTGTATTTGAAGAACCAAACAGAGGAACTACTGGTGTTATGAACTGTCTTATGCAGATCCTCACTGATCTAAAGGTTCATAATTATACGTTGCCAGAGGGTTGGATAATGTGTGCTGCTATTAATCCAGACTCTGCTGAGTATGATGTTAATGCTATGGATGCTGCTCTCAAGAACAGATTTGAGGAGTATGAGATTGAGTATGATCACAACACGTTTGTTAACTATATAGAGAGTAAAGATTGGAATCCCAACATCAAGATGTTTATCAAATCTGGTGCTTGGGTTTATAAATCAGCTAAGCAAATTGGTAGAGATGGAAAATACATATCACCAAGAACATGGTCAAAATTGAATGCTGCTGAGAATGCAAAGTTATCAGAGAATAGACAACTTCACTTTATTATTACATCATCTATTCTTGGTAAAGATATTGGTAAAGAATACCATAAGTTTTGCTTTGATGAAGCACCAGTACTTGTAAATGACCTATTAGAATCTAAGACGAAAGCATTAAAAAGACTTAAGAAACAATCTGGAAGTGGTGATGCGTATAAAGGAGATATGGTTGCCATGACTGTTGAATCTATAATAAAGAATTATACCGCTAAAGAGGAAGATGATAATGATGCTGGAAAGGTTGGAGAGAATACTATGGCCGCAGTAGCCAAGATAATTCCATCTGATCAAGCTCTTAACTTGATTAAAGAATGTGGATGGCAACAATCTAAGGGATCAGTTATCAAATTCTTTAAGGAGTTTACAACTAGACATCCAGAATTGATTGGTGTCCTCAAATCTCATATTACAGTTAATAGAGCAACAGGGAAGTAATACATGTCTGATAACAAAGTAACAGCTGGTAAGCAAGTTCCCAGATCAAAAGAAGACTTAACTAAGGAACTTATGGAGCGTGAATTTGTTGACGATCAACAAAAGAAGCATGACTTACAAACAGCTATATTTCAAATATCAAAAACTCATCCATTTTTGGGATCGGTGATGCAGTGCATGAATATAATGTATACGCATACGATACCAACTGCAGGTGTATCTTTTAATAATGACTTGAAAAGATGGGATGTACATATAAATCCACGTTACTTTTGTAAGCATTTAAACCCAGATCATCGTAGAGCAGTTATGCTACATGAAGTATATCACATCATACATAAACATCCATTTCGTATACCAATGATGCATTTACCACCTCAAAAGAGAAGGTTAATGAATATAGCAATGGATATGGCTATAAATCAATATATCAAAGGAATACCTAGAGGCTGCAATGAGTGTCCTCCTTTATTATTTGGTCATTTACCTCAACCATGTTCAAGTGACCTATGTCCTGGGCATGGTGTAAATGTTGATGATTATTTTGACACAGATAAGAGTGGTAATAAAGCCAAGTGGCAAACACTACAATCTGCTGAGTACTATTATGAGAAATTACTAACAAGATTAAAAGATGGGGACGAAGAAGCTAAAGGTGGGGTGAATATAAAAGGATTACCTGGATCGAATAGTGATGATGGTGCTCAAGGTAAGGGTGATGTACCTGACACAATGGACGTCCATGACTGGGGTGATTCTGCCGATGAGAAAGATGTTCTTGATGCAACTGATGACCTCATGAAGCGAGCAATGATAAAGCAGAATCTTAGTTACGATGATCTACCAGGATCAATAAGAGAGTTAATGGATCATATTGATTCAAGAAGAGCTGAGTTAAATTATAAAGCAATCATACTAATGGCTATGAAAGCATCACTACCATCTAATACTCGTAAACATTCGTGGTCAAGAAAATCAAGACGATTTGGTAATAAAGCACCAGGAACAAAGAATGCTAGTCAACCTAAGTTAGAAATCTTTATTGATACATCAGGTTCTATTAGTGTTCAAGAAGCAAATGAGTTTCTTGATATTGTAGACGAGTTCTTAAAGGTTGGTGCAAGGACATGTCATCTTAATATGTTTCACACAGCTAATTATTATTCTGAAAGATATAAGATGGGACAAAGACCGGAGAAGAAAGATTTTGAGATGGGTGGAACATGCCTGCAAGAGTCTATGGCAATCATAGCTAAGAAAAAACCAGACTTAAGTATATTCCTTACCGATGGATACTACAGTGATATAAACGTAGAAGCAATGGTTGGTGTTAATGCTAAGTTTCCAAAGACTGTATTTATTATAAGTAAAGATGGAAGCGAGAAGCATCCATTTGCTAAGAGAGATTGGGCAAGAACAGTTAAGATACCAGGTGAGAAGAGATATAACTAAAAGGAGTTTTTATGATTTTTTATTTGTTGTGGATAATGCTAATGCTAGCAGTTGTTTACTTTATCTTTAAGATTGCATTTAAAGCAATCAAAAGAGTTGATATTGAAGCTAAAGTAGAGGCTAGAGAAGATAAGAAAAACATGTTTGCTAAACATGCTAAGAAGGTATCAGACGAAGCTAATAAGAAAGCTAAATCAATCAAAAAGAAGTTAGATAATTTTATCAATAGTGATTTCTAGGAGAAGCCATGATTACACTTAATGGAGTAGAGATAAAGTACGGAAGTTTTCCAAATGGTGAAACAAATCTGAGTAAGTCCTTTATCGACAATAGAGTGTCACTTAGGATGGTAAATAATATCGTCTTTACTTATGAACAAGATGGAGACTTAATTAAGCTAATGTTTATTAAGAAGTACTTAGATAGTATTGAAGTTAAAAGTGTTCATTTACATATCAAATATATGCCATATAGTAGAATGGACAGAGAAAATGAATCTTATGTGTTTTCTTTAAAGTATATGACTGAGTTCATAAACAACTTATCTTTCACTAGGATCATAGTTTATGATCCTCATTCTGATGTTACGCCAGCTCTATTAAATAGATGCCGCATTACTGATATGGTAAAGAATCATCTTGCTAAATATCTAGAGCAGATAAAATTTAATAAAAAGAAAGATTACTTATTTTTTCCAGATGCTGGAGCTCAAAAGAGATATGCAGACTTGATGGGATTTAAGACTTTAGTTGGTTTTAAAGAAAGAGATTTTGAGACTGGACGAATTAAGAAGATGATTATCGTAGGTGATTATGACAACAACTCATCTAAAGTAGTAATCCTTGATGATCTATGCAGTAAAGGTGGAACGTTCATGCTTGCAGCTGAGAAGCTAAAAGAGATAGGTTTGAATGAGATATATATGGTAGTCGGCCACTGTGAGCAAACTGTATTTGATGGAGCAATACTAAACAGTGATTCTATTAAAGAGATGCTCACAACAAA